AAACACCTGTTGTTGAAACACCTGTTGTTGAAACACCTGTTAAACCTGCAGAACCTGTTGTTGAAGGTACAAAAACTCCTAGAGATTATATAATAAATACACCCGACGGTAAAACTTTTACTATTCCTAAAGGTACCGATATTACAATAGATCCTGATGGTAACTATTTACAATATAATGGATTTAACTTTGGTATTAATTTTGACGGTAGTATAAATTTACATGATAGATTACGTACAACCTCTACAAATATGTAGCAATTGTTTCCAGGATATAAGGTTACACCTGACGGTTATTATTTTAATTTTAAAGCAAATTATGAAGTTGATCCTGTGGTTTCATTTTGGAAAAAAGCGTTTACTCATCCTAAAGATCGAGTACCTTTTGTAAAATGGAACACTAGATTTCCACTTATTAAAAAAACTAATCCTGAAAGTTTTGTTGTAAAAAATAAAACAGTTTATAAAAATGTAAGTCCTACAATTAGTGGCGAAAAAGGAAATTATACTATAGGTGTTGACGGAAATTATGTAGGTGATGGAAGCGGTCAGTATGTTACTGAAATTATACCTACTTCAGAACTCCCTAAATTTCCCTAGGAAAGAAGTTGGAGTCCGTTAAGAACGCTAGCTGTAACAGGAATAACGGGATTAGCAGGATATGGAACTTATACATTAGGAAGGGATTGGTGGAAAAGTAAATATCCTTATGGTTATGATAATACTTATGATACAACAGATGAAAACGGAAACCCTGTGAAATGGGAGATTTATCACGATGAAATATCAGGAAAAGATTTTGTAATTGATCACAAAGGAATTCCGCATTATTTTGTTAACGGAAAACCCGATTTTAAAAATATAGTTACTAAATTTACTAAAGATCCTGAAGGACACAGAAGACCAGTGGATGAAGTTAATGATCAATATGATCGAGTTGAAATTGATAGTAAAGTTGATGAACAAGATGTGCAAAAAAATGATTCAGTTAAAAATCTCCAAGAAAAAGTATTAGATCTTTCCCCTGATCAAAATGAGCCCGAATAGAAAAACCAAAAGGAACCGAGTACAGAAACATCAACTCAAAAAGCAAGTTCTTCATTTGGATCACCTGATGTAGCATACTTATTAATACCTCGATATTTTAAAAATTCTCGTTACTATGTATAATGATTGGACTGAACCTTATAATTTAGTACAACCACCCGATTATGTAAAATATGAATCTGTTACAAGTAAAGATCCTGTTGAAAATGAAATAAAATTAGATGATTCTAATCCTTTAGATAGATTACAAACATTAATCTATTAGACTAAATAGATTAAAAATTAGAATTAGAATTAGAACGAGGATTATTTATTAAATTTAAATGAAAATAATATTACAATTCCTTCTTTAAATATTTCTGATTTAGTTAGTCCTAACATTACTAATACTAGTAATACAGAAAATCATAGTTCTTCTAATGCTAAGAAAACTAAGTTTACAACTCATAAACAATTTGTGGATAAAATGAAGCCTATAATTCAATCCGAATTATAGAAACAAGGAATTTCTACTAATTATACAAATGATGTGTTATCACACATGGCATTAGAATCAAATTGGGGACATAACCAATCAGGAGCAAATAATTTAGCAGGATTGCAAGCTTACAAAGGTGGGGTTTCTCTAACTACTACAGAATACATTAATGGTAAAAAAATAAAAACTAAAGCTAATTTTATGGAATTTAATAATTTGTAGTAGTTTGCCGAATATTATATTAATAGATTAAAAAATAAATTCAAAGCGTTTAGTGGAGGAGATTATGTTACAACTATTAAAAATAGAGGTTATTTCACTGCTCCTCTTTCTGATTATAAACTCGCTTTTAATAGAATTAAACGAGAGATAAATGGTATTTAAAGAATTTATATTAAAAGTAGTATCTGCAAATAGTGGGATTAGTAGTAAAAGAGTATGTGGAATACTCGGATGGATAGTATGTTTAATTATAGTAATATAGTGTACTATTAATAATACTGAAGCTCCCACATTTGCAGATAGTATTATTATTGCGTCATCAGCATTATTAGGTGTAGATAGTATAACTAATATTTGGAAGAAATAACATAGAAAATGAGTCAAGACAAAAGAAATAACAAAGGTAAACCTTATTAGATGCAGGTAGGAGATAAAACCTATTCCGATAGACCATATTATATACATGTATCTCCAACAGGAGATAGTTATGGTGTAGACGATAAAGGTAATATAGTAGGTCGCAATCCAGCTATTGTATTAAATGAAGCTGAAATTACAGTTTCACAAGAAGATGTAAATCGTATGAAATCAAGAAAAAATCTTGATACCGCTACTCCTTATAAAGCAGCACAAATTATGACTTTAAAAGATCCTAATTGGAGATAGAAATATGATATGTCTGCAGATTTTAATACATTTAATGCTGTTACAGGTGGTATATTTAATCAACTATCTCCTATTCAACTTGGGAGAAATATTTATAATTTTGCTACAGGTAAACCTACTGCATTTAATGAATTTGTATATGGTAATAATGGACTCTTTACTGATGATTATGCAAGAGAACATCCTTATATAGCAATGGCTGGAAATATGGTAGGGGATGCTTTTTTCGAATGGTCAGCAGCTAATAAGTTCAATCCTAATTTAATGGTAAAAAATGCTGTAAATAAAGGATTAACTGCTTATAATAATGTTGAACAAGCTGGAAGAAATATTTATTAGAGAGTTAGATATAACGCTATGCCTCTTGATAATCCTAGTTTTACATTTAGTACTTATTCTCAAAAACCTATTTTATTTAGATCAGGTGATGTTGACATAAATCGTTCATTAAGTAGTTATAGACAATTAGGAACAGGGGGAGCTAGAAATTTTTAGAGATATATAGATACGGATCCTCATAAAGCACAATACGCTCCTAACCTTAATGATAACAAATCAGGATTATTAGCTAAACTTAATAGTGATATGCCAAATCCTATGTATAAACAAGGAAGTTTGTGGTATGATCTTCCTACTAAAGGATTTAAAAATAAATATCCTGATCTTTTAGTTACAGGTGAAGATTTATAGTTTGCTAACTCTAAGTCATATAGATCCTCTTTCGATTAGGCAGGAAGAAGAATTCCATATTCAGATAGTTAGATTACTAAGTATAACACAAACGCTTATACGTTCGATCCAAGTTATGGATATAGACCTGTTGGTTATTTTGATGGTTATCAAATGCCTGTAACAGGTAATACCAACAAACGTACTGTTTTTTACAGTCGAGTTGGAGATGATTTTTAGTACTATTTAAACAAACTGAAATCAGGAGTAGATAAAGCAACAGATTCAGCTAAAGAAGTACTGGGAGCAGATGTTTATGCTAGAAATATGGAAAATAATTTCAGGTATAATGCTTTTGCTGATAAATCTTTTTATGCCGAACCTGTTCAAGAAGCTATAACAAAAACTTTTGAAAAAGGTGGTCAACCCAATTGGGAAACATTCTTGGAATATAAACGAAAATATCCTGAATATGAACATCAGTTCAACAATTTTATGAGAAATTACGCTTATTAGTTTAAACGTATTCCGTATCATATGAATTATGGTAACCTTGTAGAAAAAAATGATTGGATTAAAAGTTTAAATTTAACTGAAGCAGAATTATCAAAAGATTCAGGTTTAGGTGGAATATTTTTAAGAGAAGGAAACAATAGAGCAATATATCTTAATGATAAATCTCAACTTGGTCATGAACTTGAACATTGGTTACAAAGTCTTAGAGATGTTGACGGTAATGGAAGTATATACTTCCCTCAACAAGAAAAGATATTAAACGAAGCTTATATTCATTCTAAAGGTGGTATACCTGAAGCTGAATTAATAACTGAAAAAGGTGCAGTTAATCAACAAGTAAGAGAAGCTATTTTAGATAAGTATTATCGAGAAAACCACGTTTATCCTCGTAACGCAACTGTATTAAATGAATATATAGATAAACAAACCGATGCGGCATTGAGAGATATTTTGAAAAACAAAACTAATTCATACGGTCAAGAATATGTTGATAATAATTTAGACTTTAGTAAAATTAAACAAGCTTTAAAATATGTACCTGCTGTCGGTGGAATAGGATTTTTTGGAATGAAAGATCTAAATAGTACAAAATAATAAAAAGGAGAGTATAAATTATATACTCTCCTTTTTAATTATATTATTATGTATTTTGGTATGACAATTTTTACAAACACAAATACAAGATTGTAATTCTTCAATTAACTCTTCAGGCTCTTTAGTAGTAACTCCTTGAGATATTCCAAATCTTTTAGTTTTAATGTGATGAAATTCTAAACAACAAGGTTCGGTTTCTCCACATATCACACATTTAGTTTTATACTATTTAATAATTGTTCTATTCTATTTTCTTAATTTTAGTTCAATCATTCTTTTTAGGTGATCTAAAAGTAGGATTATATAGTCTATCATCTGCATTAGGACCATGAATAGTATCTCTAAATTCTATTTGCTTTTTATAAGGTCTATTTAAATTAGGATAATACCAAGAATCTTCAAAATCGTAAGTGTCAAAGACATCATATATACCGCTATTATTATTTTCTCTAATAGAGTAATTTGCATATTGTGCCGTATTACGTCGACTATAAAATGGAGATTCTTTTACAGCTGTCCAAGCTCCTGTTGGATCTACTTTAATATACCCATCTGCTATATCTTTTTTAATAGTTTCTTTAGCTGCATTTGTGAATCCTGAATATTCAGCAACAGGCTTTCTCGCACTACCATTACTATTAAAATCACCCATAAAGCGAATACCTGTAGCAGGCATAGAATTTAAATCACGAGGCCAACCTAAATGACGCCACCAAATATTTTTTTCATCAGGTGATGCTTTCATTTCTACATCGTCCCAAGCACCTTTATTGGTTGTCCAAGGAAGTACATTTTCACTTGCACCACTGGCATCTTGTCTTACGCCAGGGTCTACATTTCGTTTTAATCTTCGTCTACTAAGTCCACCTAAAGTTTCATTCTCAGTGTCCCAACCATAAGAAGGTATTCTTGCTATCTTTTCATCCCACGTCTTATAGTTATTGGTTCTAGTATTCATCTTCTTTTTCCATTCTTCAGACTGTTTAGCGGCTTCTTTAGTTTGAGATATGAGGTATCTTTTGCCACCTCTAATTACATAAGTATTTCCTTTTTCGTAATATTTATAACCGTCTGCCATAGGACGACCATTCGCTAACCATCTTCCATTTTTATCTCTAGTTATAGTAACATTACTTCTACCTGAAGATTTAATTGGAGTACCTACAAATCTACGATAACCTTCAATTAAATTTTCAAAGAATCCATTATTTTGCCCCATACATATTAATTTAAATCAAGTAAATTGTTTAATCTAAAACTAATTATTATTTTTAAGATAAACAAATAAAAAGATTACTATGATTTTATCAGTTGACATGTTAAAAAAAGTTTGGAATTTTATAAATTAGCTTGACAGTTAGGTTAAAACCATTATAATAATGATACTTTTTGCAGCAGGAATTGTTCATTACAGTAAAGTATCAAGTGAAGATATTATTAAAAATTATTACGAAAAAACAGAATCTTTAGAAAGTAAAGCTGATTAGTATACTATAGACGTTGCTCCTAAAATTAATGAATGTATAAATTCAATACAAAAGGAAGATTTAGATTGTTCTGATGTATTATTATTAAATTATCATAATTCTAAAAAGAGTTTACAAGGAATACGTTATCTTTATTTGAATTGTATTGCTGAAAGTCCCAAGGGTTTAAGTGATGAACCTGTGAAAGATGTTTGGAACGATTTAGAATACATTTATTATTAGGATGAATTAGCAAGAATACATAATTCAGGATTACTTAGAATTAATGATATAGAAAATATAAAATCTAATTTTCCTAAATTATATAAAAAATTAACTATCAGTAATGCTAAATCAGCAGCTTTTTATCCAATAGAAGGAATAGATAGTTCTATAGGAATGATTATTGTTTTATATAAAAATCCTAAAATTTATAAAGTAGGATTTTATGAACAACACATTGCTCCTCAAATTTAGAAATTATCTACAATTTTAGATTATCCTAATATTAATATAAATGATAAATGATTATGGCTAATGAAAATGTAACAAAGCAAAACGGCAATATTTGTTTTATAGAGGATACTCATAAATACTTTGATATTACTGCTCCTGAAAAACCTTTTATATCTGTAACTACATTAATTCACAGATATGCTCAACCTTTTGATAAAGAGTTTTGGAGTGCATATAAAGCATTAGAAAAACTTCTTTCTAAAGATGCTTGGACTATAGAAAAGAAATCTTTATTAAATACTAAGAAATTTGATAAAGAAATATTAGCTTCTTATAATATTTCTGAAAACGATTTCAATGCTGCTCAACAAGGGATTTTAGATGCTTGGGCTGAAAAGAATAGAGCTTCGTGTGAACGCGGAACTCAAATTCATTTAATGATGGAAAATTCCGTATACGGTTCAGATCGAAGCAAGACTTTGAAAAAATTTGGAGTTGGTGGTAAGTTTGAATGTAAAAAAGATTATACTGAACTAGACTTAGAACACGGAGTATATCCTGAATATTTAATATCAAGAGTATCTAAAGATGGAGTATTGCGATTGGCAGGACAAATAGACTTATTGATTAAAAATGGTAATGAAATATTAATAGGCGATTATAAGACCAACGAAAAAATCGACTTAAAATCAGGTTTTGATACGACTACTAAATCTAATGCAAAAATGTTATATCCTTTAAACAATTTAATGGACTGTAATTTCTCTCATTATCAATTACAACTTTCTACGTATGCATGGATGCTACAAAAAATAAATCCTGAATTCATAATTAAAGATTTATTATTGTATCATATAGATCATCAAGGTAATGAAACATTGTATCATTGTGATTATCTTAAGGATGAAGTAGAAAGAATGTTGTTACATTATAAGAAACAAATTATTAAAGAACAACAAAAACTTAAACGACAAAGGATAGAATACTAATGAATATAGGTCAAATTGTTAAAGGTCATGTAAACGAGTTCTTTGGATTAAATAAAAATATATCTGAAGAACGAATAAAGATATGTAAGAAGTGTCCATTGTATGCTATTAAAATGGGTACCTCTGTATGTAATAGTTCATTATGGGTTAATCCTAAAACAGGAGAAATTAGTAAAGAATCAAAAGAAGGATTTAAGAATGGATGCGGATGTAGAATCTATGCGAAGACTACACTTCCTAATGCATCGTGTCCTTTAAATAAATGGTAATAATTAAATGTTAATGTAAAATGGAAAGAATTAATTTAAATTCCAATGAGAAAACTGCACGTCATATTGCAGGTCTCGAAAACGGTGATTTTTTCACTATGAACACTAAGAATGCTGAAAATCTTAAAAACATCGAAGCTATTAGTAAAGCTGAAGATGAGATTGAAACCAAGAAAGAAGAAATTGCTAAGCAAAGTCAAAAACTTGCAGAAGCTAAATTACAATCTAAACTTGATTTCGATAAATTAGAAATGAAGGCACTTTACAATTATGTTATAATTAAACCTTATGAAGTAAATCCATTTCAAAATGAAAAAGTTACTAAATCAGGTTTAATTCTTAATAGTGGTGGTTTGATTCCTGAACATCTTTCTCATGAAACAGGTGAAGTTGAAAAGGATAAAGAATTTGTAAGAGTAGGTACTATTATTGATTGCGGTCCCGAAACTAAATATGCTAAGGCTGGTGATAGTACAATGTGGGTTCGTCCTGCTGAAGTACCTCTTCCCTATTATAGAGAAGGCTGGGTATTAGTACAAGAGAATAGATTACTTTCTATTCTTAATGAAGGATTAGAAGAACGATTTAAGAAATATGGAAGATAAAACTTATTTTTTACCAGGAGATTTAGTTACAATTAAGTAGAATCTCCCTAATAAACCAACCATGTTGGTTGTTAAAAAAGAAACAAACTTATTTAAAAATAAGGTAACTGAAGATAATATATTAAAAGGAATTCGTTGTAGATGGTTTACAATAGAAGGACTTTTACAAGAAGCAATTTTTAATACTAAGGATTTGATATTAATTAAAAATTAAATACTATGGATGAACAACAATTACAAAAAGCTTTTGCTTCTTATTTAATGCAATTATCAGGGGCTAAAACTGAAAAAGAACTTCAAGCTTATGTTAAAAAACTTGGTAAAGAAGGTTTACAAAAAGTATATCAACAGTTTATGACAGAATTGCAAAAGCAACAAGGCACACCTAAAATGGCTCGTCATGGTGCTAAACTTGATTTCATTAAGAAGCTTAATCGTGTAGAATGTAATGCAGATGAAAAAGCTGTTTATTACAAAGTAGGTGGTAAGTTTTGTAAGAAATGTCAAAAGCGTGAAGCTGAAGTACAAGCTGCTCTTCCTACTCAACCTATTCAAGAAGCTGCAACTGGTACTAAATTTGTACAAGGATTTAAGAAGCAAATTGCAGCAGAACGTTGCGGAGGTAAGTCTAAAAAGAAATAATCTTTATGGTAAACAAAATATTCCTATATGACGGTGTAAATAATAGAATAGAGCTAAATGTACCTGAAATTCTTTTAGTAAAAGAGTTTGCTAGGTTAATGGATAATAAAAGGAATATTTCTAAAGACGATCCTAAAGGAACTTATAAATTAAGAGCTTTTAAAGAATTTCAATACATTTGGTTAGCTATAGATTGGCAATCAGTATATGCTGATTATAGCGAACTAGAACGTCATAATGAAGCGTTAAAAGATTCGGGAATTACCGAAGAACAATTTAATGACCCTGATTTTAGAAGTGCTTGTAGAAAGTATAGAGAACTGCAAGAATCTAATAGATCTATTAAAATGCTTCACGCTGCACAAAATACTGTAGATAAATTTATAGACTATTTTAATAACATTGATCCTGAAGAACGCGACCCTTTAACAGGTAAACCTATCTTTAAAGTTAAAGATATTATGACTGAAGTTTCTAATATTTCTAAAGTTAACGAAGAACTACAAATATTAGAATCACAGGTTAAGAAAGAGATTGCTGAACAATCATCTATTAGAGGTGGAGCAGAAGATGGATTTATACCTCAAGGATTTTGATTATGGAAGTAAAACCTATTAAGAAGAAACGTGGACGTCCTAAGAAAAATCCTGTTTTACCTGAACCTATTCAAAAAATAGTTGATGAAGTTAAAGCAAAAGAGGACAATGAAATAAAATAGATTATAAAAGAAGAGAAAGAAAAACGTAAAGGAGAATGGGATATAAAAATTGATGACCCAATTCTTTTCTTTGATTCTAATCTTTCTTATGAATTAACAGGTTATAAACCTATTAATAAAACTAAAGGTTTAGATTTTAAACCTGAATGGTTCACTGAAGCAAGAGATACTTTTAAAAGAACTGGACACTATTGTTAGTATCCTTCTAAAAGTAAAGCTTTTTCAGATTTTTGGACTAAAGAATACATAAGATGTCGAGATGGTATGACTGTTAATGGATATACAATTACAGGAGATAATTATTTCTTCTTAAATTATTATCAATTAGCAAATCTCGAAACAGCTAAAGCTGGTACAGGTCGTGTAATGGATTTCCCTTCATTTTATGTCGCATAGTATGAATGGTTTCATTATTTAGAACTGTGCAAACGAGTTAGAAAGAATGCAGTTCTTATGAAAGCTCGTGGTGTCGGATTTTCAGAAATGGATGCATCTTTGGCTGCTAATACTTATAGTTGTAGAAGTCATACAAATACAATTATTGCTGCTAATTTGTCTAAATATGTTGAAGATACTCTTTCTAAAACTTGGAATGCTTTATCATTTTTAAATGACTATACCGATAAAGGTTTCTTTAAATTAAGACAAGTAGTAGATAAATCAGATATTAAAAAAGCATCTTATTATAAGATGATTAATGGTCAAAAGGTTGAAACAGGTTGGATGTCTCAGATTAAAGGTATTATTGCGGATTCACCTAATAAAATTCGTGGTGATAGATGTGATGTACTTTTATACGAAGAGTTAGGTTCTTGGGACAATTCAGTTAAAGCTTTTATACAAGGTGATGCATTAATTGGCATTCAAGGTATGACATTCGGGATAAAGATAGGCGGAGGAACAGGTGGGGACTCGGGTTCGAAGCTGGAGGGCCTCAGAACAATCTACTACAATCCTGAAGCTTATAATGTTTTACCTTATAGACATAGATATACACAATCTCATGAAGAAGTATTAACTGCGTACTTTATTCCTGCGTTTACTGTAGTTAAAGGTAATTGTATGGATGCTAGAGGATTCACCGATCCTGACAAAGGATTAGAATATTATAATAATAAACGTGCTGCATTTGCAAGTAATCCTAAAAACCTAATTACTTATGCGGCAGAATATTGTTATAATGCAGAAGAAGCTTTTTCATTGGAAGGAGATAATAAATTTAATAAAGCAGCTATTGCCGAATAGTTAGCTCTTATTAGATTACATAAACAAGGCAAAGAAGTAAAAACTGGAGATTTAGAATATATATTTAAAAACTCAGTACACACTCCTGATAATATTACAGGGATTACTTTTAAAAGTAATCCTAATTCTAAATTAAAAATAATAGAACCTCCTATTTGGGAATGTAGTTCTATTAAAGATGGAGATGGTAATATTATTTGGAATCCTCCTTCTGAACCTATTAATAATTTATATGTAGTCGGCATTGATAGTATTGATATTGGTATGCAAGATACATCAAGTGCTACAAAAAGTCCATCAGATTTTTGCGTTGTTGTTAAAAAACGTGCATATGGTTTACAAGAACCTGAATATGTATGTATTTATAAAGACAGACCTGAAGATATTAGAACTGCATATAAAATAGCAATCAAAATAGCATATTGGTATAACGCTATGATTAACATAGAAGCTACTAGAATGAATATGATTAGTTGGGCTAGAGATAATCATCACTTGAAATATTTTATGAAAAGACCAAGTGCTACTTATCCTGATCCTAATAAACGTAATCGCAACTAGTATGGTTCTCCTGCAACTTTAGCCGTAATCGATCATCAAACAACTCTTATTGCAGACTTTGTCAACGATTATTGTCACAATATTTGGTTTGAGGAAATGTTAGATGAACTTAATAGATATACTGACGACAATAAAACTAAGTTTGATATTATTGCAGCAATGGGTATGAGTGAACTTGCTGATGAAGAATTACATGATGTATCACCTCGTTCAGTAGAACCCGAAACTTACGATTTTCAAGACATAGGCTATTATGTTGATGAGAAAGGTGTGAAACGTTACGGTATTATACCTAAAACTAATAAATACGAAACTAGAGTTAATGATAATTGGAGAGAATAGAATAATTTTATACGAACCAGTAATTCTTATTATAGATGACATTAGACGAAATTAAACGAGCTATTTTATGCATAATAGAATAGCAATATAAGAAAATGTATTTAGGTTCTTTAATTATTTTAAAGTTAGATCCTGTAGGTTATCAAGTAAAATTTGGATTAAACAATATTGATAAACCTTTGGTTATTTCTGCTGAATTACCTGATACTCAATTTATAAAATTTATAGAAAAAGAAATTCACGATAGAAGAATGGATTTTGTTTAGTATTTTGAAGGATTCTAGACATATCCTAATTCTTGTTGTGAATTTGATTCATCCTGTGCTTGTAATGGGAAAAAATAAAACTGAATCTGAATTAATAGAACTGACTAATAAAGCTATTGCTGAATTAGTTTATCCTAAGTGGGATTTGCAGAAAGCTTACAATTATTACAATGGTAAACGAGATGCAGATTAGTTTCGTTATTTAGAGGAAAACTTTGGTATAGGTAATCCTACATCTGTAGAATTTATTCCTTTAATTAAGAAACACATTGATGCTTTAGTTGGTGAGTATCTTGGCACAGCAATTAATCCAAAAATTACTTGTAAAGATACAGATACTATTTCTAAAATTACTCGTGAAAAAGAATTAACTATATCTAGAGAAGTTTATAATTTTCTACAAGAAAGGTTAAAAACTCGATTAGTTGATTTTATTCAATAGAATGATGAAAAATCATTTGTAGACTCTTCTGTAAAAAGTGAAGTAGATAAATTAATTGAAAATATAGATTAGAGTTTTGTTTCATAGTTTGAAATTGCTGCACAAAATGTATTAAAATATTTAATGCAATCTAGAGCTACCGATATGGTTACTAAATTAAAAACTCTATTGTTAGATTTACTTATAACAGGATATACTTTCTTTAGAGTAAAACCATCTCCTGGAAATCAAAACGTATCAATAGAAGTACTTAGTCCTTTAAATACTTTTATAGATAAAAATCCCGAATCTCCATATATTAAAGATTCTTATAGAGTTGTAGTAAGAAAATGGCTTACTAAGACTCAAATTCTTAATACTTATGGTAAAAATATGAGTAAAGAAGATAGAGATTCTATTAAAGAAATATGGAGAGATTAGTTTGATGGTTCCTCTTATTACGTTCGAAGTTTAGAAAGTGCAAACGGACTCCCTGCAACCGATGGTATTAATGCTGGAAAAGAAGTAATTCCTGGATACCCCACAGGGCATTATAATAGTTACAATTATAAATTAATTCCCGTTTATGAAGTAGAATGGGTTGAAACAGATAACGATTATATAATGCAACGTTATTCTACTGTACGAATAGGCGAAGGAATCTATGTATTAAACGGACTTGATACTGATGTAATTAGAAGTCATGATAATCCTTCATATTGTAGTTTAACAGTAAATGGTGTTTATTTTGTAAATAGAAACGCAGAACCATTTTCTTTAATGTTAGCTTGTGCTTCATTGCAAGATAAATATGATCTTTTACATTTTTACCGTGATAATCTAATTGCTTCTAGCGGTACAGTTGGCGATTGGATTGATGTATCAATGATTCCTAAGTTTTTAGGTGTAAATATGCCTGAAAGATTGGAAAAATGGCAAGCATATAAAAAAGCGGGTAAAGCTTTAATTGATTCATCACAAGAAGGAAGATTAGCTCAAGGTCAATCTCCTATAAACACTTTGTTTAACGGATATGATGATACGATTAAAGCTCAAGCAATACAAGCAATACAAATTGCAATTGAATCTGTAGAATCTACAGCATCGTCAATTACAGGTGTATTTAGAGAACGTTTAAACGGGATTGAACAAAGAGATGCGGTATCTAATATTAAGATGGGTGCTAATAATTCATTTATTATTACTAAACAATATTATCAATAGATGGATTTAGTAACTTCTGAAATATTAGTAGATGCTCTTAATACCGCTAAAACAGTTTATAAAAATGGACTTACAGGAACTATAATTTTAGGTGATAAATATTAGAAAATATTTACTGCACTTCCTGAACATTTTACTTTTACTGATTATGATATTCATGTAGATACTACTACAGATACTATTAAAGATTTAGAATATGTAAAACAAATTATTCCTGAATTTATTAGGAGTCAGAGTCTTAATCCTGAAATGGTGTTCGAAGCAGTAACTTCTAAAAGCTTAACTGATTTAAAATATAAAGTAAAACAAGCATTCGCTAAGCAAAAAGCTGAAAATGATCAACTTGGAAAAATGGCACAAGAATTAGAACAAGCTAAACAGCAAATGCAACAATTACAATCAGAATTACAAAAAGCACAAAAAACTAATCAAGAATTAGAACAAGCTAAACTTAAATTAGAAGAAAATAAAGTGCAGTTAGATTCTGAACTTAATTGGTATAAAGCTAAAACTGACCGTAGTTATAAAGAACAATTAGTTAATGAACAATAGAAGAGAACTGAATTAGAATTACAGTAGTTGTACGATGGAAATCCTTATAACGATCAAATAAAACAAACTTAATGGAATTAACTTTTAGAGTTTGCAATAATGCAAATTGTGGTATAACTATTACAGATTATACACAAGATTAGGGTGAATATGCTCCTGATTCTGCAACAAGCATGGATGCATATGTTTCAGTAAATAGATGGAAATATAGAGATACAATTACAATTAATTTAGTAGAATATCATCCTATTGATGGTTCCGATTCGATTCTTCATACAAGTTATAATGAACATTTTTGTGATGGAGAATTGGGATATTTAGATGAAGCACATATTCAATTAAATAAAGATGGTTACTATACTATTCATCATATAGTTCTTCCCACCGAAAAAGGTTTAGAACGTATGTTAGTAGATGGTGAATTATCATCATTAGATTTTGATATTAAAGGATATTGGTTTGAAAATGATAAAATATATACAACCGATGATAATAATAATACTGTAGAGGTATCTTTAGATGTTTTAAAATCAGTTAATATTGAAGGAACTAGTATTTCTAGACAATCTGAAGATTTCTTTTCTATTTGTTATTTGTGGCAATGTTATATTAAATTATCTAAAGTTATATTCAATAATACTAACTTTAAATGTTCTATCTCTAAAGTAGATACTTTTTCACGAGATTTCGTTTGGATGACTCTCAATATTATTAAATATCACGTTTAGTTTCAAGAGTTTATGGAAGCACAACGTGTTCTTGAAAGTATTAATGGATGCTCAGGATTTTGTGAAAATATTAGTACAATTACAAATACTAGTGGATGTGGCTGTTCTAGATGATTTAAAAAGAAAAGCAATTAAAGAGTATAATCAATTAGTACTCGGGTTATACAAAGGATATAAAGAAGATTATTATACATTAATGAATGAAATAAGCTTTATAGAACTTCATTCTGAATTAGATAATGAACAAATGTTATTAGAATTTTATTTAAATTATGGCTTGTGATAACGAATATAAACACGTTTCTCTAAAAGACTTACAAAATTATTTTAAGAGAAGTGACTACTTTGGAAATCTTACAGATGAAGAATTAAAACTTATTTAGAAGAATCTTGGTATTTCTACAGGCTCCGATTTAAATCCTTCTGTAATTTTAACAACATACGAAGAGGTTTATAATTTAAAAATGCAACAACAATTAAAAACTTCTAATGTGTATGTAATACAAGATTTTTAGTCTATTTACCAAACAACTGACGGAAAAATATACGGAGGTGAAATCATGCCTAGTGAAACATATTGGTTATTCTTACGTCCAACAAGTAATTCTACTTTTGACTCTAGAGTAGCTATGTATTCTCCTACTGATTCTAAGGTTTCTAGATGGACCGCTGAATATGATATTACACCTGTTCAATTTACAGATGGAACTACATCAAAAGGAACTATCACTTATTTAAAAGATCATAATAATAATACTGCTTATTATGATTTTAAAAATATTAGATGGTATCGTAGTGCTGAAGACATGAATAAAGGCCCTGTAGGTTATATTAATCCTACCTATTGTCTTACTTTTTCTGATGATTCTTCCAAAAATAATCATCTTGCAATAGGAGCAATTAATAATGTATTTTTAGGAAATACTTAGAATGTAACTTTATCAGCAGATAGCCACAATAATACTTTCTTTAAAGAATGTGAAAACAGTACTTTTGATTATGGCACTTACAATAATTTCTTTACTAAATCGTTAAGTATGTGTAATGGTGCAGTACATGATAGAACATTAGGAGAAGAAGTCGGAATGACTTGTCCTAAGCAATTTAATGTACTTAATGATAATCAAGTATTAGTATATCTTGATCCTCAAACTGAAACATTTCAAATAAAGAAATTATGAATACAATATTAGGAGCAGGAGACACTGATTCCCTCTTTCTATCCTCAACACAATATTAGGAGCAGGAGGTTTGTAAAAGACCTTCTGTTTCTAATTCTGTTTGTGGGTCAGATGTTCTTTTAAAGAAGAATTTTTTATCTGAATTTTTAACCGAAGAAGAAAAACAAAAAGCAAGAGATAATCTTGGAATTAGTAAACAATTAGTAAGTTGGGCGAATATTGATGGAAGTATATATGATAATGCTTAGATGAACGAACTTATTGAAAATATTGGAACTAAATTACAAGAATTAAGAACTGACATTGATAACAAAGTAACTAAGGATATTGAAGAACTTAAAGTCAATATGACTCAAATGGAAGATACTTTAGTTACAGGTTTAGATACCAAAATTACTAAAGAATTTACAGATACCAATAAAGCTGTTGAACAAATTGGATATAATGTTTAGGGTAAAGATTTTCAAACAGTATAGGATGCTTTAGATTCGTTATTTTGGTCTATTCCTTCGTATTCAACTTTAAATCAAAATAAGTGCAGTTCTTAGAATTATTATAGATATAAAGTAGATTCTAGTAATTCGGATACTATTACATTTAATAGAGAATTATCTCAATTCATTATTAATTAGTACGAGTTAACAGTTGATGATTTAGACAATTTAACTTCTAAGACTTACAGTTTAAATCCTTTTCGAGATATTATTACATCAGATAATAAAGTGTTTACTATAAATAATTTATTTTCAGAAATACCTAGCGGTTATATTAAAACTATTAAATGTTCAGGTACTGCTGTAGAAGGAACACATTCTTTTAATTGGAATATAAATATAAATAATATTAGTACTATTTATTATACTGTTGATTCAAATAAACCCGATATTCCAGCAATAAACTGGAATGGAACTAGAAAAGCATATGGAGATTTTAGTTGTAATGCTGGAGTTGGTCAATATATTTGGGTATATATTCCTAATAATATAACTACAAATCCTAAATTTTATGTAGGTGGATTTGAAGGTGGTTTTACTAAAGTAGAATCTATAACTGCTTTAAACAACGAAGTATATACTTTATATAAATCTGATAATCCTAATTTAGGTTCAATTACCGTAAATCTTAAATAACAATGGGAGTAGAAATAATTAGCGAATTGATTCAAAAGAATAATGGTGAATTCCCATTAGTTGATTCTAATAATATCAGAGGTGGTTTTTATCAGGTTAATACTATTGCAGAAAGAGATGCGATACCTACTTAGAGAAAAAAAGAAGGTATGTTAGTGTATACTGTTTCTGATAAAACTTACTGGAAATTAGAATCAGGAGATTGGGTAGAAGCTAAATTTGGATCATCTTTTACAGGAATTCCTTTAGTAGATTAGGAAATTATTGATTCAGGTGTCGAATTACCTGATAAGTATGTAACTATAGGAGATGAAAAAACAGATACTGAATAGTATCCTTTGTCTAGAGAAATAAAGGCTACAGGTACTTATACAGATATTTTATTTAAAGCGATTCGTAGTTTACAACACGAAGTGGCTAAATTAAAAAATAGTTTTAATACAGGTATTATATCTTATACGGATGAACATACAGCAAGTAGTGACGTAATTACTGAAGATGAAGAAGCTGAAGAACCTTTATGGGCAATAGATCCTGAAGATTTAGCAGAAGTTTCTTCAATTTACATTAATAGTGAAACACAATTACTTCCTATTAACGGAAGAGTAGTTAATGAGAATAGTATTACTTGTTCAGATTGTTATATAGATTTAGATACCTCTGAAGTGGAAGAAACTCAATTAGTTAATTATACAATTATTGATCCTACAGATAATTGGGATTTTATAATAGATTTAACTAATGATATGAGTATTTCTTTAGCTTCCTTTATAGATAAATAGAAATGTAATATATTTACACTCTTATGTAGAAAAGAGGATGCTTAGTATATTTATATTTCGATTACTAATAGTAATAATCAAGTAATTATTAACGGATATATTAATAATGAAGGTAATTTACAATCTACACAATATTCTTTTTCAGGAAAAAATTTAGGATTTAGTAAATTAACTTTTAAAAATCTTGATTTATACAAAAGTACAATATCTTCAAGAGCTTAGTCTTTTACTAATGAAGATTTAATTCCTACACAACCTTAGACCGATGATTATAGTTTCAAGGCTGCTCATATTACTATTAGATCTGTAAAAACTAAAGAAATTTTAAATAAACTATCTGACAGAATACTCAATAACGAATTAATTTGGGTAGAATCTGACAGTCAATTATATATTAAATCTAAATATAAATTAATAGCAATCGGTTCTAAATCGGGAGGCGATGATTCTGGTATGACTGAAGAAGAAGTAAAACAATGGTTGATTGATAATAATTATATCACAAGTAATGGTCAGCTTCAAAGTGCAAATTTAGCACCTATTGCTGATATTACATTTATACACGAAGATTCAAATAAGAAGTTTAAAGTTACTATAGATTCTGAAGGTAATTTAAAAGGTAATGAAATTGTAACGTATAAAGAAGATACAGGTAACCCTTCAGAAACCGCTGTAAAACGTGGTACAGTTGCATATTATAATGCAGGTACTAATTACGAAACTAATAAAGCATCTGATTTATCTAATGTAACTACATCATCAGATGGGGTTTCAATTTATGTATTAGGTGATAGAGTAAGAATTAGCGAGTGGTATATTCCTAATTTAGGACAAACTCAATTTAATTGCACTCATGATTTTATAGAACTTACTAATTGCGGGACAGTAGATTATCCTCTTGGAAATGCTGTCGTATACCTGTTAAAGAAAGTTGATAGTAAATATCAAGTTGAAAAATTTGAATTAGACGGAGTAGTTCCTGCTGGAGCTTCTTATCTTATTAGAGGTAAACAAAGATTAGATTTAGATTCTGAAATTGCACATATGAAAATATCTACATATGATAAAGAACTTTGGAAAGATGGTTCTTTATATGATATGTCAGGTGTGTTAGGTATAGTTTTATGTCACAAGAATTTGAATTTATCAGTAGATTCTAATAATAAAACAGCTCTTAAATCAAATTGGCAATCAACCGCTGATAGTGAAGGATTTTTAGGTTCAATCAATCCTAATTTAATTGATGTTGTTTTATGGGATACTGATGCTCAAAATTATTTCAAAGACGGTTCTGCAAATACTTGGGTTGATAAAACATATAGTAATCCTGCAAATAGTGTAATTAAAGATTAGTATTTATTAGATCCTGCTAAATAGGCTTTCCGTAGCTTAACAAGTACTACTGAAACCTCTAATTGTAGATTAAATAAAGTTGCACAAGAAACAATTCCTTTATCTGAAGAAAAGATTTCGTTTTATCATAGTGATCAAACTGTACCTATTACTAATTATACACCTAAAGCATCTTATGAAAATAGTAATGTTTGTACAGACAAAACTAGATTAGATGCAAATAAACCTAATATGGTAACGTGCGCTTTTGGTATTAATGGTTATACTACTAGAACATTTAATTGGGTATCTGTCGGAGAATATAACGAATATTGTTGGATTAGAGAAAAAGGAACTGAAACTTGGAAACGTTTTGAATCTTATAAATCAGGCGATGATACTTTAACTCAAAGTACTACATATCCTAGAAAACGAATTTTTAATAAAACAATTACAGATTCAGTTTATAAAAGAATTATTGGTGATTTTCCAGCAAATGGACAACATTATACTGCACACAAATTAATTCTTGACATAGTTGAAAATCCTGTAAGTAATGTTGCCTATGAATATGTTGTAGGTAGAAGTTTAAAAAATGGCAATTTTGATCCTGAACACTGTTCAGATATTCAAACATTTGTTTTACATGACTCTACTTGGACTCCTAGAGTTTATCAAATAACTGATCAACAAGGATTTGGATGGATGGAATATCAAGTTTGGTCTGCAACTGCTAATGAGTTATATTCTAAAATTAATAAAGAATGTACTGAAACTACTAAACAATTCCCTGTAATTATCAATACAGGAGATATGACTCAAAATGGTACTCGTATTAATGAGTGGTACGATTATTATTGTAGTGGATCCGTTCTTGCATCGAAATACGAATAGATGTATGTAATAGGTAATAATGATTTAGCTAATTCATATAGTCCGGATTTCTTAGGAACTGGTGACGATAATGGTAAAAGTTCACCTTATTATTATAATTTATTCTATTGTTATGAAGTTCCTTCTGACGATTTTACAGAAGTAGATAATTGGCAACATCCTTTAATTTATAATAATATTTATATTCCTTCTACTTACTATTTTTACTTTGATAAACAAGGTTATTTAATGGTAAATAGTGAACTGACTACAGTAACTTGTAATATTTATTATAAAGCTACAACTAATTCAGGTATTATTAATTTATATACAGGATTTAATTCTAATACTAAAGAATTTACAAGTTATTCTTTATCGTAGACTATTCAATCTATGATTACTAAAATGCAAGGAAAAAATATTATTGCTGCTTGTCATGAAATGCCTTTTACTGTAGTAAATCTTGCATACTTAAAAGGTGTAGGCGGAGCAGATATGACTTGCGCTTCTGCCGATAGATGTATTTAGTATAAAGCACTTCCTTCTACTACTAGTAAATCTTTAATTGGAAGTCATATGAATAGAATTAGTCATGATGATGCATATGATAAAGATAATAACTACTGGTTTAGCAGAATGCTTGAAAATAACGGTATAACCTTATGTATAGGTGGACATAAACATACATACTGCTGTACTTATCCTGTAAGAGAATGGAAAAGTGGTGACCCTACTCAAACTAGTGTATCTACAACTAAGCAAGCAGTAATTAAACGTTCTGACTATTCAACTGTAGATGGAAATAAAGTAATTAGAGCTACAGAAGATTGTTTTTATTGGAATGTAGATCCTGATTTAAAAACAGGTGTTGTTTATTTTATGCTTCAAGCTAGTGGATTCAAATTAGCTTCTAATAAAGAATTGCCTTCTCGTGAATAGGTATTCAGTAAAATTGTTCCTGAATCAGATACTGCCAAAAGTAAACCTGATGTATCACAAAGTTATCCTATGTATGCAGTAATTTCATATGATACGTCTAATTATAATATTGATTTATATAGAGTAAGCGGAATTAAAGTAGAAACTATTTCTGAAAACAAAGCGGCAATTACTGAATTTAGTGAATTAAAGTATTCTACTGATCCAATGTATTCAGAAAAATTACTTGTAGTTAAAAAAGGAAAAACCGATGCAGATAAACTTGGAGTTTATTATACTAATTATTGGTTAGTAGATTCTAGTGTTAAAAATTATGCAATTGACCAACAAAGATGTTATTGGGAAGATTCACAATTAAAATCTGTAACTGAAGTTATTCCTGGAACTTGGAATAATACTGAACATACTGAAACTGTACCTTATAAGTATTAATTGAATGAAACTTAATAATGGAAGTAAGATTATTGGGACTGATGATATATTTGTCAGTTCCAATAATTCTCAAATTGGTGAGGATTTAGCAGCAGTCTTAACTAAACAAGATGCTGACATATTAGATTTAAAAAAGAACGTTAAATGGTTGTATAAGTATGGTGGTGTAGGTGGATCAGGAGGAGGTTCTTCTACAGAATCTACTAAAATATCTTGTACTATTACTTATACTAATACAGCAGGTAAAGAAGTTCAAGCAAAGATTAATGAAGGTAGTACTTTTAATATTGAGAAAGGTTCTTAGATTACTGTATCTTGTAGTATTGTTAGTAAGAAAAGTCTTTCTGAATATAAAATGACTTTTGCAGGTGAAAGTATTACAATTAAAGCTACAGATGTTGCAGGTGTAAAGAAATTAATTCCTACTGCAAATTCAGCATATACTCTCACAGTAATAGGTGAAACTACAGTAACTTTAGATTTTTCAGTATTTGTAGATGTACAAGAGGTTGCTGGAAAAATACTTTTATCAAACGGCATTTCAATTGCTTCTAATCAATCTATTTATGCCTCTCAATTAGAGGGTGCTAATTATGTTTTTTAGTTAACGAATTATCAACCTCAATCTTTTGAAAGTTTTGTAAATTCTGTATCATTGAATGATGTTACATTAGATACATCTAAATATACTGTAACTGAATCTGTCGACACATCAGGCACTAAAACTACTACAGTAAAAGTACTTATTACGGATGTATTTACTGATTATGATATTTATTATTTTAAAGTAAATTATACATTCGGATCAGATACTAACGTATTATCTAGTTAGTTTATTTATCAATCTGATCAAGCATTTGTGTATTGTTATGCTAATGCTTTTGATGTATATAAAAATCCAACAAGTACCCCAGTAGGCACAAATAGTTATAACAATACAATTAGTTATTAGATTTATCCTAATAAAACTGATTCACTTACAGCACAATATAATCTTACTATTGAAGTGGATGGTGAAACTACAAGTCAAGTTGTAAGTGCTGGAACAACGTATTCTTATACTATTACTAATACAGTAAAGACTCAAGAGCCTAAAGAAATTGCTATTAAATTTTCTTTAGATAACACAAGTTATACTTATTATATATATTTAATTAAACCTGAGAATGTAGTATATATATTTGAAAATGAAGGTACTAAATTATATTAGGCTATAGCTTGCGATACTGAAGAAAAGAATAATGATATTATAGAATTCCCTCCAGGTAATCCCTTAATAGAAGGTAACCCAATTCAAATTACATCTGAGAAAACATATTAGTTAAAAACGATATGCACACATCAAGGTACTTTGTATTCTAGTAATCCTCAAAATACATTAATTTCAGATTTTCTTATAAGTGAACCTCAAACTTTGGGAAATCAATCTAGAGTTGATGCTTTATTTTCATTTGGATTTAAATATGCAGGTTCTAACTGGGATTCTAAAATAATTACAATTAAACACCAAGGTTCAGGTAGTACATCCGAAGTTACTTTGTATAAGAATAAAATTACATTTAGTAATGGTACTGAAACTACTAAAGTTTGTATTCCTAATGATGGAGAATATCATTTAATTTAGTTATATTTTAAATCTGACTATAATACAGATACTGATAGTGCTGATACAGGTGATACTAGTAAATCTAAACAAGTAGTTGCATTATTCATAGATGGCGTAATTGAAACTGCTCCTTTTGAAGTTACTAATTTCTTTATTGAAAAAGAATATACTTATTTAGTATATCACGTTGGACAATGGACATTTGACCACGTTGGTGTTGCAACATTTAATTCTAAGTTAATTCAAGGATTTTACGGAACAGATCATTCCGCAATTGCGAGATATTTATTTGATTTTGATCCGTTTATTCCAGCTAATTATTATTAGACTTATCAAGTTAAACTTAGAGGAAAATCTATTAATGCGTTTGATAAATCTATTTACAAATCATTCGACTAGACATCAGCTGGTAATCCTTAGTGGTTAAATTATTTTTGTTATGATTAGGATGAAGATCAAAATAACTTATATTTGCATAAGTTTATTAATGTATCTCCTAGTATTATATCAAAGATAGCTCCTGATATGGAAATTTACCGCATCGTTCCTGAATCTACACATTATACTAAAGATGAGAGTGGATTTGAAGAAGTACCCGATGAACATTTTAATCAATTTGTTTATAATACATTTACATCATTCGGAGAAACTGATAAGATTTCTAAAGTAACTTGTAGTTTTTAGAAGTGGGTTGATGATAAATTTGTAGATTTAATTTAGGATAAAGAAGGAGAAGATTCTATCCAGTTTAGAATTAAATATCAAGGTTCTTCTACATTATTGTATAGTTGCAAAAATTTTGAAATTAGTGCAGAACCTTTAGTAGATAGTGAAGGTGTATCAAGAAATGTTTATTTTACTCCCGATATTGATAAATTTCCAAAACTTGAACAGAGTTTTAATTTAAAAGCTGACTTAGTAGATTCTTCGCATAGTAATAATGTAGTCATTGGTAATTTTGTTAATGATTACATGACATCTCCGTTTAATACTACTGATAGAACTTATAGAGCTTGTTTGACAGGTAAACCTATTTTATTATTTATTTAGAATAATGCACGAGATAAATCAGGTGAAACAGTTTATGATACAAGTGATTTCTTTTTAGGTATATATTCTTTAAATTTAAATCGTAGTTCTGTAAATAATTTAGGTTATTCTAGATTAATGAAGAATGATACTGAAGAAATAGATATAGGTACGAATGAAGAATTACAAGATAGATGTTGTGATAAGATTACTAAATTTCATGTATTAGAAGGCACTGAAAAAATCGATAGTAGTAATAACTTTGCTGTTGCTGAAATTCAAGGTAACGGTATCTTGTATGATTGGTCACAATTTGATTAGACACTATTAGCTAATGAAGTATTAGGTGATTTCTATGTAATGGAAAATGGGAGAATCAGCGAAGAATTTACTTCAGTTTTATCTAAACCTTTTAAAGCATTAGCTCAAATAATTAAAACTTATTTGTTAGGTACTAATCCTATATTTAATACTATTGATTATTCAACGATATTTAAAGATAACGAATTAGTAAATCCTGAAAATTATTATTATACTAATGATGGAGCTATTACAAGTATTCCTAAAGACGCATTAGTAATAACTTCTACTACTTTAAATAATTTATCAGATCCAATGCCCTATCGTAGTTATGAAACTACAACTCAAGGATTAAAAATTAGTAAAATTAATAATCCAATGTATTAGTTTCATTTAGTATGTAATAGTTTAGGACAACCTCTTGTAAATAATAAAGTTTAGTACTATTATATAGAGAAATTAAATTAGTTAAACTACGATCCTGAAAATCCCCCTGCTTATATTGATATCGAGAGTGCAGTTAAGTATTATGTGATTTGTATGGCATTTGCAATGGTTGACTCTGTTTAGAAGAACTTAACTATCAAATGTCCAGATACAAAAATTAAAAATACTTGGTATCCTGAATTTTATGATATGGATACAGCATTTGGTATCAGTAATTCAGGTGGTGAAACATCTTTCCAAGCGTATAGCGATTGGGTAAATTCTGACGGAACTATTACTCAAGATTATACAGATAAAGATGCTGGAGAAGGTTATTATGATACTCCTTCATCATTCTTATTTATGTATGCTAAATATTTAGATATATTAAATGATGATTTTTCAGGAGGTAAAGGTGTTTATCCTTATAAAGAATGGGCTAACTTAAGATCTTCTACAGGTGCATTTTCTTCGGGTACCGCGTTTTGTAAAAAATATATTGATGGTTTTTTTGGAGATATTAATCCTATTATTTGGAATTTAAACTATTTATATAAATATTTTTCAACTTCTAAAAATGATTCTTCTACTACTGGAGATTCTGAAATTGGACGTTTTAACGGCACTAGAAGATTTTCAAGAAAAGAATATTTAAATAATAGATTTAGATACCTCGATGTATTATTTGGTTGTAGAAATCAATCTGCAATAGGTATGGATACATTACATACCATTACTAATAATACTGAAACTATGGATGGTTTATCTAATTCAGATATTAAAGTAAATTCTCAAATGTTTCCTAAATTTACAAAAGGTGTAATTGGAAATATTTATGCTACGGTAACTGAAGAACCAAAAACTCCTGTTGTATTATAGTTAAGTCAAAATGTAAGTAAATTATATTTAACTGATTCACAAGGTACGGCTACAGTACAAGGTAATATCCCTACAAATACAGGTGCGGGTTTCTATGGAACTAAAGAATTATCATCTATTTCAGAATGCGGGCAATTCTTAATAAATACATAGAATACAAATACTATTGAAAATAATATTATAAAAGATATTATTATTTCTAAATCACCGAGTTCTAAATCTGCAGATTTAGAATTAGATCTAGCTAAATTAACTAGTGTTGAGAATATCACGATATCTTCAGGAAGTTAGTTATATTATAAAACTCTTACTATTAGAAATAGCGGATCTTTAACTCAACAATTAAATAAAGTTACGTTAAAAAATATTTAGTGTAATACTTTAACTTTGAATAACTTATCAATTAACAACCTATCAATTAGTGATTGTTAGTGTACAGAGTTAAATATGACTAAAATAACTCCTGATTCATTTAGTTATTCTAGCAATAGTTGTCAAAAGATTAATTTTAATACAGTAATATTAAAATAGGATTATACATTAAATGATTTAAAATGTACTTCATTTACAGATGCTAACAGTACTTATTTAAATTTTACACTTAATTTAAATAGTTATTTATCTACATTAAGTCTATCAGGAACAAAATGTTCTAGTTTTACAATACCTAGTTGTTATAATATTTCTTAGATTACTGTTAAACAAATCAATTGTCCTAAATTTTATCTAAATACTTTATATGGAGAAGGTAGCGTTAGTACTGTGCCTATTGAAGATGTGTTAGAATTAGGATTTGTAAATTCTACAGTAGAACTAAGAATATCAGGATTTAATAATATTACAGGTTTAACTCTTGGAAATGTGACAACTTGTAATTTAGCTACAAATGCTTTGTGTGGATGTAGTTCTTTAGAATCTCTTCCTAATATTAATTTTAATATTATCGGTACTGGTACTTTAGGTAAAACTCATAAATTAGCTTGGGATGATAAATTACGAGTAAAAGTCGGGACAAATAATTTAGCAGGAACATTCATTTATTGTGATGACGTAACATTAGAGTTTGTTACTCAATGGTTAGAAGCTCATAAAAATGATTCTACTAAAGTAACAGATATGTCTAGAATGTTTGCATTTACTGAAATTGAACAAATATGTAAAGGGTCGTTATCTGACGAATATTTATAGTTTGAAACAGCATTTGTAGAATACGCAGGAAGTAATAAAATTAAATTAGACTATATATTTTATGGAACTGGGTTTAATGTATTAACAAAAAATTTCATTAATTGTTCTACATCTAATTTATATTGTCCTGCGGGAGGTGTCGGTACTTCTAATTCAGATAAATTATATATTGAACAATTAGCTTTTAATGATTTAAATACTGTACAAATAAGTAATAGCAATTTGTATAATTGGTGGTATAGAGCTACATGTTATGTATTTGAAAGAGATGGTAATGATATATCTGTATTAGATACTTCAACAATGTCTGATTGGTTTAATGATAATTGTAAATTAACATCTTTAAGTACATTCAATCCATATAATAGTAAAAGTAGTCCGTTTGATTTTGAAAATGGATTTCCTGCTAGTATAACTTATATAGATATGTTTCACTATACAAGTTATTGTTGGGTAACAAATCTTCAAAATGTGTTTAAAAATGTAAAGACTAATTGTACATTCTCACAAGGTAGTTTTAATCAATCGTCAAGTACAGATTATAAATATGACGAACTCCCTAATTTATATGAAATGTTAATTAACGATTCGGGTAATTTAAGAGTCAATCTTAACATGAATGAAAATATAGAAGGGGGTAGTTATGCATTTTGGTCTACTTGTACAGCTGAACAATTTAAAACTATTATAAGTAAAATTGCAGAAAATCAATCTACTAGTAGTTCTGCTTCTCTTAATTACATATTACAAAAAACTATAGTTACTGATGCAGATTCTAATATATTAGATTATCAGTTAAGCACTTTTAAGAATTTGCTTTATTCTTTTAAAGATTGTATTTTTGAAGATAGTAATGGAGAAATAGTTTATCTAGATTTAACAAATGCGTTTAAAACAAATAGTACTGATTCCAAATACAAAACAGTAAAAAGATTAGACTATTGTTTTATGAACTGCTATCTAAATAGATTCACAAAAAGATTAGGTATTTAGAATGTAGAAAATATGTTATACTGTTTCTACAACGTTAATTGGAGAATTGACAGTTTTGGTAATACTGTTTCTGTTTGGGAACCTAGTCACTTATATAAAATTATTGTTTCTTCTGAAGACAAATTTATTCTATTACCTGAAAATTTCTTTAAAATTTGTGCTGCTAATTGTCAAATGCAATATTGTTTTGCTGCGTCAAGTTTTTCACAAACTAGTTTATACGGTTATCTTCCTAAAGAAGATACATTAGGTTTAACCGATGCTATATCAAAAGGAGTTTCTGTAGATAATATATTTTAGAATATAAGACTAATATATCATTATGTACCTGATTCAACCGAAGAGCAAACTGTATTTTTCTTTCCCAAATGGTATAATATATTAAGTTTTAATAATAAATATATGGTTTATATACCTACATCACCTAATGATGAAACTAAAGTATATTTATTTGAAGATAGTACAGTATATGGTTCATATGATTAGTTACCTTAGTTACCTCCTTCTGATGGACAAAGTACTGCAAGAATGTGTGATAGATTAGCAACAAAGGAACGAGATACTCATATTTTATAGCCTTATCCTTCTGCTTCAAGTTTACCTGCTATTTCAGGTACAACTTATAAAAATGCAATACCTTATACATTAGCTTTAATATTAACATTTGATGGCTCAATTACAACAGTAATTGAAAACTTTGATACAGCATCAAGTAAAATCCAAAGTAATTCTACTCCTGTTTGTCAAAACGGTGGTGATCCTGAATGGTAGGGCTATTGTTTTGGTGGAAGTGGTGGTGATACATCTACTATAGTATCTAGTACAGTTAGTTCATATATATTCGGATAATATGTCAATTAATAAAAACATTTCAGTTTGGAGGGGTAATTCTTCCCCTCCAACTGATTTTCATTTATGGGAATTGCCTGATGGCACATTAAAGTCATTTGTTGATAACAAATGGCAAGTGATAATATCTCCTGAGATATTAGATAAGATTAAAAATAATATTTTAGATTTAGGTACTTTTAATACATCAGGTGAAGCAGAAGCTTATGCTGCTAAATCTGAAATTTGTAGAAATACTAATGCTTTACTATTGCTTTACAAAGTAGGTAATGCTAACGGTATTATTATCCAACAAGTTGGAGAAAATAATACTTATCAAAAATTAATTTGGAAGAATACACAATATTCAAGATTGATTCCTGTTAATTCTGAACCCAAAGCTTGGACTCAGACTAATATGGATACATTAAAATGGAATTCTAGTGAAAATAAGTATGATTTCTATTATTTAGATAAAAAAGTAAGTGGTCATACAGATTCTATTCCTAATGCAGATTCTTCTAAAAATGGATTATTAAATGTATCTAATACAGATATTTTATCGCAAGTAAATTCTGACGGAGATTAGGATATACAATTATAGATTAACGGTGTTACTAAAAGTAAAGTAAGAATTCAAGGTTTAGATAATAGTACTAAATCTTTAATTAATAATTCTTTAAATTCTTTAATAGTAACTTCTGAAGATAAAAGTACTAAAATAGTATATACTATTAAAGGTAAAACTAATTCAGATTCTTATACTACACCTTATACTATAGATGTACCTAAAGATACTTCTATTAAAACTGTAGAATTAGCTGATACTAATGCCACAGTAGATTTAAATGGTAATATAATTCCAGGTTCTCCTCTTGGTGAAACAGCATTAAGTATTGTTTACATTCTTGCTGATCAATCTTATAAGATTGTTAATATAAATCTTTCTAAATTTATAGAAGAAGCTGAATTTAAAGATGGGTTACAAGTAGTCGATCATAAGGTTAGTGTAAAACTAGATTCTAGTACAGAACCTTATATTTCTGTATCATCTGACGGAATTAAATTATCAGGAATTAAAGATACTGTAGATAAAATGAGTAGTATATATAATGGAAATCCTGAATTGGTTACACCTACTTTAAGTGGTAATTGGAAAATCTATAAAAATGACGGTGTTACTGAAGTGACAGGATTATCATTTCCTATAGAACAAGGTTATAAAGCACAATATACAGGAACTTGGAAATGGAATACTGTGAGTGGTAAAAAAGATCCCATAAGTACTTCAGGTTCTTGGGGTACAACTTTACCTGCTTCGGGAGTAAATTCCAGTACTTATACTTCACCTGTATATACATCTAGTGCTACTATATCTCAAACTATTTATGCTCCTAAATATGGATTAATGGTTAGTGGTTCTAACGTAGTTCCTGCAAGTGGTAATGATTCTAAATCAGCTAGTACTTCTTGTTCATTCTCTACCAAAGTATTTTACGGAGTTAATACTAATAATTCAGCGTCGGGAGATGTGACTACTATATTAAATACACTTACTTCTACTTTAGGTGGAAAAGCTAGAACTGTTAATAACGTAACTGCCGACACTTCTAACTATTACTGGTATTCTTATCCTAAATCTTTAGGAGTCTTAACATCAATTATTCAAAATGGTGCTGCTCCTATTTTAGAAGATTTTAATAAATATGAAGTATCTTATACAAGTAATTCGGGAGCTACTTTTGATTATTATTTGTATATATCTAAGAATAAAGGTGCTTTTAGTAATGTTTCACTTAAATTTGAATAATTATGGCAAAATATCCAGGAACATTAGAAACTAACAATATTAATGAATATGGTATTGTTAAAGCAGATCAAATTTAGGGTCATAGAGTTGTAGAAAATTTTTCCGATTTAACTAAACTAACTCCTGCGCAAGTAAGTATAGATAAAACTAACGATAGTAGCAAGGGGTCAATATGGTATTCAAAAAATGATAATCAATTTTATTATTTAGGTGGAACTTGGGATAACGGGAGTCCAACTAATATTAACAATTGGCATCCTGTTTTAACTTTTTTAGCCACGACTCCTTACGGTTATGTCAAAAATTATGAACCGATTCAATATATATTAGGACGTTCAGAAAAGATAAATATTCATGGGATTAACACAATTAACGGTTTTATGTTTGATGGCTCAGCAGCTGACTCTGTTTTAACTAAATCCCAAATAGAAAATTTAATGTCAACATACGTAAATCCTTCTGATTACTTACAAATGAGTAATTATTTAACTGAATCTGATATTAATAACATAATAGCAAATTGTGTATAATGAAAATAAGCATAATAATGTCTGCATATAATGCAGAAATGACAATAAGAAAAGCGATTGATTCTTGTTTAAATCAAACGCATGATGATATAGAATTAATAATAATTGATGATTGTTCTACAGATAAAACTAGAGAAATAATCAATTCTTATAATGATGATAGAATAATTCTAGTAACTCATGAAACTAATATGGGTGCAGGATGGGCTAGACATGATGGATTAAAGAAAGTTACAGGAGATTATGTTACTTTTTGTGATTCTGATGATTGGTATGATCTTACTTATATAGAAGATGTATTAAAATACACAGAACACGAAGGTATTCCTGTAGATATTATTTCTTGTGGTATGAGAATACACAAAGACGATAAAGTTATAGATCGAATGCCTGATGAAGTATTTCTAACAGATAACCTGTTTCATACTGATAAAGCTGATACTTGCAGATTTATGAATTTATCTTTTATTAAAAAAGAATTGTGGGATAAAGTTAAATATAGTACTAGAAGATATATTGAAGATTCTCCTACTTGGATTAAAATAATAGCTTTAGCTAAAAATAGATTGGTAGTTCCTTGTATCGGATACCATTATTATCAAAGAGCTGATTCTTTAATTCACACGGCATCTCCTTATAAAACAGGAATATTTCAAGTATTATGTGCTATTGACACTTATAAATGGTTTAAAGAAAATAATTTAAAATCTCAAATAGATTTTAAAACAGTATTATGGAAATTAATTGAAAACAATTTTAATACATTTTCTTTAAATGATTTTAATCTTACATCTGAAGTAAAAGAAATTCAAGATTTTATTAACGATGAAATTAAAAATTTATTATGTCTGAACGAAAATACTTAGATGAATCGGGCTTAAAACAGGTATTTAAATATATTACTGATTCGACTGAAGGTTATACATATTGTACATATTGGTTTGAGAGCACATATCTAAAAAACACTACAATATCTTTAATAGATAATTTATTAAAGAAAAAATTGATATCTCAACCTATATATTTAACACAAACTGATGGATCGATAAATAATCTTTCACAGTATTCTTTGGAAACTAATTTTTCTCCAGGTGATAGAACTATTCCTAATTTTCTTGTTTATAGTCTTAATAGCAACGATTCAGTTGGTATTTCACCAATGTCTTTATATTAGGCTGGTACAAATTCAACAGTTGGAATATATAATTACGCTGATAAAATACGTAATGTTTCAGGTGATTCAGATAAATGTATTACTACTGCTGGAATTGCTCTTGGTTCAAATCTCAATCGAAATTATATTAAACAGCCATTGTTTTATTTAAATAATTAGGATAGATGTGTAAAACCTTATTTTCCTTATATAAAAGAAACTCAGTATAAATCTGATCCCAAAATATTAGGATATACAGAATTTTATCCTGATAGTGGAGATCCGATATTTAGTCTCCTTCAACCTAGTGAAGTATTTAAAATAAATACAAATAATGAGGATATTGAATACTATGGTAAATTACAATTTGCCAACCGAGATAATTACATAATTCTTAGAAAGAATCCAACAAGTGTTTCTACCACACAATATCGTTTTGGAAATAATTCTTCAAATTTGAAGAAAACTACCACAATGGTTATTACTTATAAGACTGCAAGTGTAGAATATACAGGAACTTATTCTACAAGCGTTTCTTATGAACATGATAAAGAAGTAGTTAAAGCATTATTAGCAAATTCTACAATTGCGTCTGATTGGGAAGTTGATTCTACAGGTACGATTTTGATAGCAAAAAATAGTAATGTAGAAGATTTTAACATAGCTTTTAAAAGTGCATTAGATACCGTTTCTCCATTTGCTTGGCAGAAGAGTACAACTACTGTAACTAAAAATGTGTTATTACAATCTGCAATTAATACTGCTAATGCAATATACGAAATACGATATGATTTTGATTTAAATGATCAAACTATTAATTTACCTGATAATTGTGTATTATATTTTAAAGGTGGTACATTTAATAATGGTACTTTAACTTTAAATGATGCTTATGTTGATTATAAAGATAAAGCATTTAATAACATAACGTTTTCAGGTAATTATAAGAGTGAGGACAATAAATTAGGTTACGGAGCATATCTTAAATTAAAAGATGGAAGTTTAATTAAATCTGATAGCAATTTTAAAAATACTTATTCGTCAAATGAAGTAATAGGAATTGTATGTAAAACTAAAGATATTAATTTACTTATTCCTGCTACAACTTTAAAATCAGCTTATTTCTGTAATGGAACTTCAACTTGTTCTGATGTAAGTACTATTGCAACAGCTAATATCGCTACTACTTATTTTGATGGATATAGTACTACTAATTTATTAAAAAATAAATTAACTGCTGATTCTAATTGGGCTGTGAATTTAGCATATAATACCATGTTAGATGGCAGACATTGTTGGCTTCCTTCGATGGGTGAGCTAATGAATATTGTATCATTAAAGGATGAAATTGCAATCATACTTAATAAATTAGGAATTACTTGGAATTTTAATGAAATTTGGTCTAGTGCTTTAGCAACATTAAAAGATGGTACTGAATATATAAATTATGTATATGGATATTATTGGAAAACTAATGCTTATGATGGGTTTAATTGTCAAGGAGCTTATACAGTATTACCTGTTACAACAGCAGAAGGTTCTGATTATCATCAAATGATTGATTATTTAACTCAATCTGATATAATAGGTATTGTTCAAAATAATATTAATTGATTATGGAATTTGTAACAAAATCAAATTTAACTAAATATACCACTTATCTAAATGAATATTTAAAGAAATATTATTAGCATTTAGATATTAATGGGTATCAACAACAACCTAATATTACTGGAACTACTGTAGGAACATCAGGTAATGATAATTATTTAAGAGCTTCTATTCCTACAGGAACTACAGGTGAAAATTCACCCAATTGGTATTATGCTACTGATGGTAGTTTGTAGGATATTAGTACTAAAACTGTTGCTTCTGCTGATAAATTGAGTAATACTGTTAAAATATGGGGTAACGATTTTGATGGTAGTAGTGATATTGACGGGGATATAACAATTAACGGTTCTATTATTGCATCCGACTCGCAATTAATTGACCTTGGTCTCACAAGTGGTACACTTTGGATGGACAGAAATGTAGGTGCAAGTAGTCCAGAAGATGCAGGTTTATATTTTGCTTGGGGTGAAACAACTGGTTATACTGCTGATGAAGTTGGTAAGACAAAACAGTTCAGTTGGGATGATTATAAGTATGGAAATAGTCTGACTAAGTATAATAAGACTGATGGTTTAACCACTTTGGAAACTACTGATGATGCGGTATTGCAGAATGTGCATAAGTACAGTATGCCTACTAAGGAGCAGATAGTTGAGCTTATCAAGGAAACTGATGTGTATTGCATTAAGGCAGATGGCACTGAAGTACATGGCACATATCAAGAAGGCACTGGTGCAGGTGGCCGAATGATTGCTTGGGATAGTGAAATCGGTGATGATGAGCAGCTTAACGGTATTGAGTTTAGAAAGAAAACGGATAATTCAATCAAGGTTTTCGTTCCTTGTGCAGGCAATGGCTATGAAGGCTCTATGTACGATGTTGGCTTGAGTTGTTTCTTGTGGGCTAGCTCTTTGAATGGGGATGGTCCTTACGATGCTTGGAGCTTGGGCTTCTATTACCGTGGTGGCTACTGTGTCAGCGGCAACGGTCGCTGTATCGGTCTTCCTGTGCGAGGTGTGGCAACACCAGTAGAAGGTTCTAAAACATATACTCTTCCTTCATCAAGTGGTACATTAGCTTTAGACAACGTAGCTAGTACAACCTCTAATGGATTAATGAGTTCTGAGGATAAAACTAATTTAGATGATCATTTAAAAAACTATGATAATCCTCATAAAGTCACTAAGAATCAGATAAATTTAGGCAATGTAGATAACACATCAGATTCTTAGAAAAATGTATTATCTGCAACTAAATTAACTACAGTAAGAACCATTTGGGGACAATCGTTTGACGGAACTGCTAATATTTCAGGTGATGCTACATATTTAATGAGCATTAATAATTCTGATGGTGATTCTGTTACTAGTATTAATAACGAACCTTCTAATACTAATCATTTTATACAGTTTGGTAAATAGAATCGAGATTATGTATTATGGAATGAATACGGAGGGATTTGGAAATTTAATAGTGGAACCAACGGGGCTAATTTCCTTGTTCAATTAGGAAATACTAATTATTTTGCTAATAATATAGGTGTTGGAACAAGTTCTCCTTCGGAATCTATTCATACAACAGGAAATGTAAAAGCTTCTGAATATAAATTAACTGATGGTTCTGTTTACGCTGAACCTAGTACTACTGATGACATAAATACTTTGTTTGAATGAAATATGTATCTAAAGACAATCTGACACAATATGATTCTTTAATTAAAGAATATATTAAAAATAGAACTCAAGATATTGATGATATTTTCAGTTATGGTGTAACTTGGAAAGTTAATCAAGCAGATCCTCATGTTACTAGAATAGGAAATATGAATTATCACAAAACTCTTCCTATTCAAAGTAATATGAGAGGATGTATTGTTCAATTTACAAGTGGTAAACCTTCAGTTCAATATTATTTAAATCCTGATGATTGGAGATTTATGCCAAGTGGTAAAGCTGTGACAATTACAAGCTATACTAGAACTGATAATACTATAACAAATACTACATATTTTTCAGATCATAAATATGAATATTCTTGGATTAAATATTATAATTCAGATAATTCAAGTTATACTGAAATGTGGATTGGTAGTATTGATATTAGTACAGGTACCGCAACATTATATGCTGATGAAGATAAAAATACTATAGATGACTCAGTTTGGTTAAGTTCAAACCCTAAAATAGAATTGGGAACTTCTCTTAATGGATTTGACGGTCAGGTTATGGTAGAAATTCCTGAATTTTGGATTAAATCTAAACAAACTGATACAGATAATGAAGTTAGAATTTATACTGCGCCTGTAGTTGAAAATTTAACGCATTAGAAGAAATGTTATCTTGCAGCATATCACATGAGTACTTTAAATAGTGCTGTAACGAATTGGGGTTATCTTAGTACATTTAAATCATTTCCTGTTGGTTTAAGTATTAAAAATTATAATTCTGCTTGTAGAGGTGGAAATCGTAATACACATTATGAAAATACTAATAGATATAGATGTACTTTAGGTAAACCTGCAACAAGCTATAACCGTACTCAAGTTAGAACATATTGTAGATATAGTAATATTGAGAATATGAACTATGTTCAATACAAAAATATATTGGTTTGGTTATGGGTTATTGAATATGCTAATAGATACTCACAAGAAACTTTTAATTCTTCCTTGACAACTGAAGGTTATCATCAAGGAGGTATGGGAGCAGGTGTGTCAATAGTAGGAAATTGGAATTATTTAAATGAACAAAATCCTTGTATTACCAATGGATTTACTGATTCGTTAGGTAACAATTCAGGTTATATTACAGCTACTATTCCTTCGTTTGATTATACAAAATATTCTATTTGGTTTAATTCAATGGCTACAAATGGAAATGTTGTAGTATCTAGTAACGGAAGTAATAATTCTAAAGTAATTACTCAAGTGAAAGCGGTTACTAATTATGCATTTTATCATAATCCTGATAATGTTTGGGGAACTACAACTTATGTTATTAGTGGATTAACTGATGGACAAAGTGTATATTTCAGAGAAGGAAGTGGATTTACTACAGCTAATACAATATTAGAAGTAACTGAAGATGGTACTTATGACGTGTCTTGGCAAGGTTATAATACAGGTGGACAGAAGGGGGTATCTTTTGGTAAAGAACAAACTAGTTGTAATATTACAATTTATAATTCTAAACAAACAACAGCTGTTGTAACACAATCTCAACAAACTGTTCAAGTACCTAGATGGAGAGGTATAGAACAACCTTTTGGTGATATTTGGAATAGTATTGAAGGTGTTGCATTTGTAGTAGAAAATAGAAAAAAGAATATGTATTATACTACAGATCCTGACAAATATGTTGATTCTAATTTCTCTACAAATATGGAATTTCATGGTGAAATTCCACAGACTTCATATTGGATTTCTGAAATTGATTTATAGGAGAGCGCAGAAATAATTCCTAAAGCAGCTTGTAATAGCTCTAATACTTATTATACAGACTTTATTTGGGGGAATAATTCTACTAGTTGTGGTTTGTTGGTGGGTGTCAACGCCTGGGACGGGGCTCAGGGCGGCCTTTTCGGTTTCTTTTCGCGTTTCGGCGTTGGTCTTTCTTGGTCGCTTGTCGGGTTTCGCCCTTCGTATGAACTTTCATAAAACTGTTTTGCTGAAAATTAAATTTTTAATTTTATTGTAAAATTTGTGTATATCTCGAAAATATAATACCTTAGTAAATGTGAGTTAATCACACGGTTGCTACTGACAGTAAACTTGTGTCACATCAAAAGTGTGGTTTGTTGGTGGGTGCCAACGCCTAGAGCGGAGCTCATTGCGGCCTTTTCGCTTTCTATTCGCATTACGACGTTGGTCGTTCTTGGTCGCTTGTCGGGTTTCGCCCTTCCTAAAAGTAGTCTATAAAAATCGTTACCGTAGGGTTAGATAAGTGCAGTAGAACCTTACCTCTTGGTAAAAAATAAAGTTTACAGTGGGTGTAGATCCTAGTAGAGAAATCGAAAGGGTGTTAAACACTACTTCAATAATATATAATTAAAAAATAGACTACTTTAAGACAATTCATTTTATTAACTAAATAAATTTTAAAAGTTATCAAGCGCATTGGTAATTTAATGCCTCGTCTATGTTACACTTGGAATCTAGAAAATTCAGATTTACAAGCAAGAAGAGGTAAAAAATGTAAGAGAGCTATAATTGAACATTCACTTGTAGCTGATGAACACTATAAGGAGTTAATAAATAAGTTTCAAACAGGAACTTATAAAACATCTCCTTATAGTCTTTTTAAGATATATGAACCCAAGGAACGTATTATTTATAGACTACCATATTATCCTGATCGACTGACACACCATGCAATTATGTCAGTCGTGAAGGATTTATGGATTAAACAATTTATACCTAATACTTACAGTTGTGTTCCGGATAGAGGAATTACAAAAGTGGTTCATGATTTAAAAAGAGATTTATATAGATATGAATGGAGAACAACTTATTGTTTAAAATTAGATATAACTAAATTTTATCCCTCTGTTAATCATCAGATTCTAAAAGATATTCTTGCTAAAAAGATTAAAGATAAACAATTTTTAGCATTACTTGGAGAAATTATCGATTCGGTTAATGATTATGTTCCTCAAAAAGGAACAGGAATTCCAATAGGTAATTATTTATCTCAATATTTTTCTAATCTTTATTTGACTTATTTTGACCGATGGTGTAAAGAAACTTTACATTGTAGATTTTATTATAGATATGCTGACGATATAGTGATACTATCGGATAGTAAAGAATTTTTACACAATTGTTTGAAACAAATCAAAGAATATTTAAAAGTTAATCTTAAACTCACAGTTAAATCAAATTATTAGGTGTTTCCTGTTGAAGCTAGAGGTATCGATTTTGTTGGTTATGTATTTAGACATAATTACATAAAAGTGAGAAAGAAAACAAAAAAGAAAGTAATGCGTTTAGTTACCGCATTTCAACATAAGAAAATATGTAGAGATGTAATGTTTGATCATCTTGTAGCGTATTTAGGAATATTAAAATATGCTGACAGCAAGCATCTTCTAAAGAAAATTGAAGATATTACTAAAGTTCGTTACTCTAATTTCAAAGGTAAGTTAGATAAAATTTCTAATTTTTATAATAGTGATTTAACCTATGTTATAGAGGCGATAGGACATCACAAGTATTATACCGTTAATTTTACATATAAATGTAAACCTTATACAGTAAAAAGTAGAAATGTTGATCAATGGTATGAATTAAAATGTGATATGAAATTACCTGAACTTTATTCTTTTAAAAAACATGAGAAACCCAATTATACAAAAGTTTCAAGATAAACCTGATACATTTATTGATTTAGGAACTGGCGATTGGTATTATAATTATAATATTAATCAATGTGCTATGACAGTTTTTTCTAATATCGAATCTACAGAAGTATTCTCTGAAACTCCTGGATATGAATTTATTCAAGTTCGTATTTCAGGAAGACCTACATATGAAAAATGTGTAAGAGCGATTATTAGAGAGTATGTTACTATGGATGAAGAATTTGATCTTATTAATTCTTATAATAGAGATAATTCTAATGAAGAATATAAAGAATATCTTAAACTGTTAGAAGAAATTAAATCAAAAGTTAGAAAAGATTTTGATTAATCTAAAATAATAATTTAATTTAACACCATAAAACCTCGGAATCTTAGGATTTCGGGGTTTTATTTTTATATTTATTAAAATTTTGTTTTATAATAATTAAATCATATATTGGAGGAGTCATGACAAAATCGAACTTATAAATTTTAATCAGATAATTATATAACAAGATTTCATTAGTTTAACATTTTTAATTTTTATTTTATGTCTGATAGTAAAGTTTTTATGTTTCCTGAACAAAGTAGTAATTCAGGAATCATGTCTATGTTAGCTCCGTTGTTATAGCAAAAAGGAGTTGATCCTAACGTGTTATTAGCTATGAGAAACAACTCAGGTTTTGGAGGTGAAGGTGGCTGGTTCATGTGGGTAATTTTCTTATTCTTCCTTATGGGATGGGGAGGAAATGGTTGGAACGGATTGGGAAATAGAGGTACTGAAGGTTTAACAAATCAAATTAATAATGATTATGGAAGAGACCTTTTATTACAGGCTATTAACGGAAATGCCACAGCTATATCTCAATTAGCTACTACTCTTAATTGTGATGTTAATGCTATTCAAGATGCAATTAATTCTGTAAATTCTAATGTAAGTAATGTAAGTAATCAAGTTGGATTATCTAGTCAACAAGTAATTAATGCAATCCAAAGTGGTAATCAAACTATTGCTGCACAAATGGCACAATGTTGCTGTGATAATAAATTACTTGTTACTAATCAAGGATATGAGTCTAGAATAGCAACGTTAGAATAGACAAATCAATTAGGATCTAAAGTAGACGCAGGAACAAGTCAAATTACTAATGCTATTGCAAATTAGACTGCACTTATTAATGATAGATTTTGTGCATTAGAATTGCGTGATATGCAAGCTAAGATTGACGCTTTGCAAGAAGAAAAGAGTACTTTACAAAATCATATAAGTAATGCTAATCAAACTACTCAAATTCAATCTTATATCGCAAATGTAGTTAATCCTATTGCACAAGAAGTTAATGCTATTAAATCAGCATAGCCTGCTACAGTAACATTACCTTATAGTTGTGCAACTGCTGTCCCAACAGCTTTAGCTTATCAACAAGGTTTAAGTACTTAGGGTTTATGGTATTAAGAAAGGAGGTATCTATGTTTATTAATAGATATTTAAGTAATACTTCAGGAATTCCTAGATTTGAATCTAATTCTGTAAATGTCAATAGTTCAAATGTAGTATTTTCATTTACAGATGCTGGAACTTATTTTAATGATAATTTTTGTGGACTAATTTTAATTAAGATTAGTCAAAGTATTCCATCGGATACTACAACTACTCTTCCTATTTTAATTAATACAATTCCTGTAACTACATATGGAAATGAATCAATAACAGTTTCTGAATTTAAAGGTACAGGAATATATTTAGGATATTATGACGGAAAGAGCAAATCTATTCAAATAATATTATAATATGTTTTCAGCATTACAACAAGGTGGAGTTTTGCATATATTAGAAAAATCTAATACTCCAACTTATAAAATAGGTTAGATTCAAAGTATTTCTTCTTAGAAATATACTTCTAATTTTATGTTATCTACTATAGACATTACAGTCGAAGTTGATGATTAGAAGTTGGATTTTAAAAATATTCCGAGTTCACAATCTATAGCTTATTATAACGATGTAATTATCACAGAAACTAAAGAACAAATGCTTTCAGAAGTAGAAAATTTATTACAATCTTCTAAAAATATATTGGAAAGTATAGATAAACATAAAGTTATAGTAGAATCTTGTGAAGAAATACTTAAATCTTTAAATCCGCAGTTTGCTAAAGAACATGAAAGAGATTAGAGATTAAATACTTTAGAATCTAAGTTTGAAACTGTAGAATCTAAAATTGATTAGTTAATAACATTAGTAAATACAAAATAATATGACTGTCATGGAACTCGATGATACTAAATATACCAAAGTACACAAAGCATTAAATTGTTTAAGTGAACAAATAGAATATTTAAAAGAACTTATGGATGATTCTATTGATTTTAGAGAACCTAAAAGATATAGAGAAGATTATCCTAGATACCGTTACTATTAATGAGAAGTTTAGATATTTATGAAACTAAACCAAAAGATATGATAAGATATTTATCATATTATGGGTGGCATTTTAATAAGAAAATGTGTCAATTTGCTTTGAAATAGTTACATAATAAAACTATAGACAAAGATAAAGTTGATACGTTATTATCTACATATAACATAGAATTAGAAAACAATTATTCTTACGATTATGTGTATGTTGCTAATTTTGGTTTAGTATATTATTTAAAATCTAGTATTCCTGATGAAAAATGTTTAGCATAGTATATTAAAGATACTATAGATAAACAAGATTCAGAACTAGTATTTACACAGTGGTATGCAAGTATGTGTAGACTTGGAATTCCCATTGATTGGGAAGATATGTTATAATAATTGGACAATCTATATACTTTATAACTGTTCTATCGATTTAGTTAAACAGTATTTAAAGGAAATAGATTGTCCTTTTTCTATATTAGATAAAATAGAATCTACTAATAACTTAGGGTTTACTTATTCTAATTACTCTTTAAAGAATAGTATTATTTCTATTAAGTATACTAATCATATTTCCGATTTTATAAACACTTTATCTCACGAATGTACTCATTTGGTATTTCATATAAATTAGTATATCTTTAAAGAAGATATTGCAACTCAAATTGGTGATTTATCTTAGATAATATTTGAATTATTTTCAACTAATAAATAAATTTTAATGGAAACTATTTTAGGTAATAGTTACGAATCTGTCGGAAATGTAAATACAGATTTGTTATTAAAAACTAGAGGAAATATTAAAGTTCAAGTTGGTAATACTTTTAAAGACCTATTGGAAAATGAAGGAAATACATCTATTGTTAAAACTACAGATAGTGAACCTTCTTCAAGTTTAAGTTCAGGATTTTATTTATATGAAAATAAGTTATATTTAGTACACGGAGAAACCGTATTAAAATTTAATCCTGCGTAAACAAAACTTTACAATTTTTGTTAATTCAAAATTATTATTATTTTTGAAATTGATTATTAATTAAAAATATTGAAAATGACAATAGGAATTGATGACATTGATGATTTTGAAGAACCGATTCAAGAACCTTATGCGGAACCTGAACCTAATGGTTTTGAAGAACCTACGGAATCTCCTGCTGAAGGTACGACTGAAGATGATATTATTAAATCACTTTTAAATGATAGAGGTATCAAAGATCCTGATAAAATCACATTTGAAGATGAAGGAGTAGTAACTGAAAGATCTTGGAATGATTTGACTAATGATGAAAAACGTGCAATTTTGAATCAAAGTCCTGATAAAGATCCTGAGGTTGATTTAGATGAACAAGAAATTCAGATGATTAATCAAATGCGTTTAAATGGTATGAATCCTGAGCAATACGTAACAGCTTTGAGAAAGCAAGGTTATGATTATTATGTTAAAACTCAGAATGATACTACTCCAGATTATTCAACAGATGATTTATCTGATGATGAACTTTATATGTTAGATATTCAATATAGAACTCCCGAGATGACAGAGCAAGAAGCTTATGATGCACTTGTAGCAGCTAAAGCCAACGAAACTCTATTCAATAAACAGATGGTGGGTTTAAGAAATTATTATAGAGGTTTGGAAACTGATATGAAAGCTCAGAAAGATGCTGAAGTTAAAGAACAAGAACAACAGCAATTTCAACAGTATTCAAATTCTATTATAAACGCTATACAAAATACAAGATCCATAGGTAATTTGGACATTGACCTCAATCAACAAGATAAAGAGGACATTGCGCAATTTATTCTTGGACGAGATCAGGCTGGTATTAATTGGTTCGGTAAAGCCCTTGAAGATCCAGATACTGTAGTTAGAATGGCTTGGTTTGCACTTAAAGGTGACGAAGCTTTTAATGATATTGAAAACTACATATCAGAACAGATTAAAACTGCTGCTCAAAATGCTTATAATAAGGGGTTAGCAGATGGAAAAAATAAAAGCAACGCATCAGTAGTGATAACAAATAATAATCCTACGATACGTAATTCTAGAGAAATAACTAGTGTAAACGATTTAGATTTTTAATTTTAAAGTTTATTTATTATGATTATAGCGAATTTTGTTAGCAATCGTCCCACAATGTCTGAGACGAGAACTTATGAGGACTTTTACAAATTTTTGGGTATGTGAGTGCCACTTTATTTAGTAATAAATAATAGTAACTATGTGAAACGGAGAAACCCTCCATTACAAAGGGTAATTCCGTAGGAAACTTTGACATAAAGGACCTCTAACGAATAGAGATTTGCTTTTAAATAATCCGAATTCACGGAAATATGGAATTAAGGAAAAAATCAATATTGATAGCTTTAGTTATTGGTGACGGAACTATTAATTATCAAACTAAAGTTATTAAAGGAAAAACATATAAATACGCTAATTTAGAAGTCAATCATTCTTATAAACAATTAGAATATTGTAAATGGAAAGCTAATTTATGTAAATCTATTACTGGAAGGAAATGTTTAATACGCTACAAACACGTTCCTGAAAGAAAAATAAATAATCGGATAACTAAATCTACAGAAGCTTGTAGATTTACTTGTTGTCACAGATATTTTAGAATTTTACGAAAGTGGCTTTATCCTAATAATAAGAAAAGATTAACTTCTAAATATTTAAAGTATTTAGATGAACAAGGTTTAGCAATTTGGTATATGGATGATGGTTCTTTATATGTAAGACCTGATAAATCCGCATTTAATTGTGAATTACATACTCATATTCCTAAAGAAGACGCAGAAGATTTAATTTTAATGTTTCAAAACAAATGGAATATTAAATTTAATTTACATCATGTTGGTGAAAATCAATATAATTTGAGATGTTGTTCTTATGCTGGTGTTAAATTTATAAAATTGATTTCTCCGTTTGTACCGCAATGTATGGATTACAAATTAAAAATTCCTGAAAGATTTCTCCACGAGTGCATAGTACCCTAATTATAGGGTAATGATATATTCTAAACTAACAAGATGGCAAATTGTTAGAACTATAGGATAAAGAGCCTATAGGATAATATTATTGACTAAGCCCCATAAGTTGGGTGTAGTTTCACGTCTATACCCTGAGTTAACAGCTTCCTATCTTACTGAATCATTGAGAAATATCTTTTATCAAGACCGTAAGTCTAATAACAAGTATCAATCAATTGATTCTATGTATCATTTTTAAAATCGGTACATATTAAATTCTCTGAATTGCTGGAATGTCTTTTAGATAATCAGCAGCTAAAATAAAATGTTCAACGACTAATCGAAAGATGTAATGTATAAAGTAATAAAAACTGTAAATGTAAAAACGGATGATTATTATCTTGGAATTATTTATTCTGAGAAAAATTCGTTTGATGGACAACTTGGAAACGGAGTTAACATAAATGACCCTATGACTTATCAATTTAGTAAAACTAAATTTCAACAACAAGTTAAAGAGTGGGGTGTTAAATCCTTTAAAGTAGAAGTATTAAAAGAATATGATTCTTTAGAAGAAGCACAAGAATATTTAAATATAAAACTTACTCCTAAAGAAGTAGCTACTAAAGAGTGTTTAAATAATACTTATGCTGACAAGTTATATGAAGTATATGTATATGATAATACAGGTAAATTTGCTAATAGTAAAATATTAGTAGACGCTGACACTGCATTTAATGGATTAAAACTTGATAAACAATATTTAAGTTTTTTATATGATGAAAAAGGATTCAGTAAAGCCAAGAAGATGCAGATTCAAAATAGACCTGTATATAAGTATGATATAAATGGAAATTTTATTTGTTCATACGAAACTCAAGTACAAGCTGAAAAAGATAATAAATATAGTAATATTACTAAATCAATTAAACTTAAACAAGCTTGTAGAAATGGATTTTATTGGACTCTTCAAAAACTACCTAAATTATATTGGAAGAATCGTAAATGGGTTCAAGTTTATGATTCTCATTATAAATATATTAGAGGTTATAAGTTTTTAAAAGAATGTCAAAGAGTAAAAGGATTTGAAGTTCGTGATGTAATGAATAAAAATATGTTATATGATGGATGTTTTTACTTTTATAAATGAAGTAGAGAATACTGAAATGTAATGATATAGTCTAATCTTAATAGAAATATTAAGTATTAATGTTTGAGTGGGAAGTTGAAACGAATTACATCAAGCGTGTTGAACTCGCTGATACTCCCCAAGGAGATGGCTCAAACGGTTCTGAAATTGAGTTTGCGTTTAAGGAAAGATATTATGAAAAGTATGATATTTTCAAGCATGACAAGACTATGCAACAATTTATGGTTGTAAGTCGTCCTATTCGTAAAGCAGACAATTACTGGGTAGTCACCTGTCGTTTAATTGATAGTGACTATTCTTCTAGCATTGATCTTAACGATTATTCTATTGGTGACACCACTAGATTCCAATCTAATGCAATGCCTGAATTACACGAGGAAGGTAAACTTAACATATTAAAAAGAATTTACATTGCTTTCCTCCGTTAAGTTATTAACTTAATGAATAATTAAAATAAAATTCTTAATTACTGGAAAGCCTATATTGGTAATCAGTAGCGAAATCTCAACTTTTACAAAAGTTCTGAGAAACGTTCAACGACTAGTCTAAAAGACGTAGGAGAAATGAACTCCGAAATGGAATAAATCTAACTTAAATACAATGAAATATATATAGTATATCAAACAGTAAATAAAGTAAACAATAAAATTTATATAGGTGTCCACGGAACAACTAATCCTAACGAATTCGACGGTTATATTGGAAATGGAGTTTTGATGGAGTAAATGAAGCGGGAAGATATTTGAATCCTAAAGCAATTGGTGCAGGACATTTACCTAGAGCAATTAAAAAAGGTCACCAATTTTTAGGACATCAATTCTCATACGAAAAGCTTCCATCTATGAAGAAATTAAAACATAGAAACGTAACTACTGTCGATAAACCTTATATTGGAGGAAAAATTGGAAGATATAATGATAATGGAGAACTTTTAGAAATTCTTCCGAATATGACTGAATGTGTTAAAGCAGGATACAAGAATGCTAAACAAGTAGCATTAGGAAAACGACAACATTGTAAAGGATTTGTATTTAAGTATTTAGATTAAGATATAGTCTGAACAATATTGAAAAGTATTGAATAACATAATTGTATGTAAAATATCAAAGTAATATTGAGCGTCATCGCAATTATATTACTACTCACCGCGTAAATAGAGTAGTAATATTAGAATAATTATCGACTGCGCAAGATTATTAATAAAACAGATTAATCTGAAATAGTAATAATCAATATCTTCTAAATTGCTGGAAAGTTCTTACTAATCAGCAGCCAAAAAATAAAAGGTTCAACGATTATCCAAATGGAGTAAAATTATGAAAAGGAAGATATATAATATAAATATTAAATGAAATATATAGTATATTTAACAACTAATACACTTAACAACAAAATTTACATAGGAGTACATAAAACTGAAAATCCTGATGTGTTTGACGGATATATCGGATGTGGAGTTAATATGTGTTATCCAAGTAGTTACACAGATCCTAAAACTCCATTTCAGCACGCTGTTAAAAAATATGGAATTAAGAGTTTTAAGCGATATGTTTTACAAATTTTTGACTCTGAAGAAGAAGCTTATAATTTGGAATCAATTTTAGTAAATAAATCTTTTATCGCAAGAAATGATACATATAACATATCATTAGGAGGAAATAAAGGAAATTATTTATTTCCTATAAACCAATTTAATAAAGATGGAAATTTTATCAAATCTTGGGATAACATGCTTGTTGCATCTGAAGCTTTGGGCGTATCACATACTAGTATTAATAATGCTAAATTGTTTAAAGTAAGTTGTTTAGGTTATTTTTGGTCTACAGATTCATTTATTAATATAAAAGAATATAGTTATCATGTTGGAAAAAATGTTTATAAATATACTAAAAATGGCGAGTTAATAGATTCTTACGAATCACTGACTAATGCTGCTAAAAGTAATAATAGTTTAGAAAAAACTATATTTAGGTCGATTCAATCAAATATTCAAGTTCAAGGATTTTATTATTCATTTACACTTGTAGATAAATTTATTCCTAAAAAATTACCTAGTTTAAAAGGTAAAATTGTATATATTTACGATTTAAACGGAAATTATCTAACAAAAAAAGAAAGTGGATCTGAATTAAAAAAATATTATAATGTAAAATCTTACGGTTGTTTAAGGCAAGCCCTTATTACTGGGAAACCTTATAAAAACACACAAGTTTCTTTAGAATTTAAAGATAAGTTAAATCCTGTAGAATCTTCAACTAATAAAGCAAAACGCATAGGTGTTTATGATTTAAATGGAAATTTAATAGAAGAATTTGAATCTATAAAATCTGCTTCTAGAAAATACGGGAGTTGTGTGTTTAGAGTACTCAATCATCGACAAAAACAATCTAAAAATTTAATATTTAAATATTTATAATTATATAAAGATATAGTCTATTTTGAGACGATAGTTATTCAGCCCTCTACGCTGCTCATGAGAACCAATTTATCAGTATTGCCGAAGGTAAAGACCAAGGTTCTCTTACTGAAACCATCTATAAAATGCAAAAGAAGGAAAAGACTCTTCTCGACAATTTCCTTTATGTGCGTAATAATGGCTTATTATTTAATAAGTGTAATGTTGATGTGAACGGTTAGTGTTTAGCCGCATAATAAATAATTTATTATGAAAACCTTTTGAATTGCTGGGAAGCCTGTGATGGTAATCAGCAGCTACTTTAAAGAAATAGAGTAGTTCAACGACTAGAAACTATTAGGTAATTTAATGAATAAATAGATTCATATATTATAATTTAATAATCAAATAGGATTATATGGAATTAACAGAAGAACAAAAAAGCTTATTGCTAGCGTTGTGTATAGGAGACGGTTGTTTACGAAAACCTCATCCTAAATCAGGAAATGTTCAACTAGAAATTGCTCATTCTACAAAACAAGAAGAATACTGTAAATGGAAACGTGATTTAGTTTATAGTATTTTTGGAGGAAAAAGAATTCCTAAAATAGGATATAAAACAATAAAATTAAAAAATAGAGATAAGGAATATAAAGCATGTAGGTTTACTAAATCTCATCCTTATTTCTTATACTTAAGACATTTGTTATATCCTAACAATGTGAAAGTTATGACTAGAGAAATATTAGATAAGTTGACATTACAAGGTTTAGCAATTTGGTACATGGACGATGGTTCTTTTTACAAAAAAGATAACGAAGATGGAACTAAATCTATATGCTTTGATTTAAGAATTTCAACTGATTCTTTTTCTTATGAAGAAAACGTATTAATATGTGATTTCTTTAAAGAAAAATATGGTATAAATTTTTATCCATATAAAACACATAAAGAAAAAGAACATAGTTGGGTTTTAAGAGCTAATAAACAAGCTGCTATAAAGTTTATAAATTTAATTAAACCTTATGTTATTCCTTCAATGAAATACAAAATAGAATATAAAAGTTAATAGTTTCCAAGAGTAAAAGGCAACTTTAAAATTAAAGTTGAAGATATAGTCTAAACTTATACGAAATTAGAAGTATAAGAATTACAGGATAAAGAGCCTGTAAGATAATATAATTGAAGCCCACAATCAGCGATCCTGATACAGGTAGACCTAAACATTGAGTATAGTAACTTAATAAATGGGTCGAATAGATGTAAATCTATTTATAAATAATTTTCTTTAATTGCTGGAAACTCTTATTTAAGATAATCAGCAGCTAATTTTTACATATAGTAAGCATTAATAATGTAACTGTAAAAAAGTTCAACGACTAGGTTTTAACCGTACATCTATAAGATGGAAATAGGAAATAACTTAAAGTAAAAGTATAAAACTTATGAAGTATGTAGTATACTTAACTACAAACAAAATAAATAATAAAACTTGTGCAGGTTTTAAATGGAGTTATGAAAAATCAAAAATGATTTTGCCTTACAAAAAATCTAATATAAAACCTGTAAAAATAGCGCAATACGATTTAAATCATAAGTTAATAAAAATTTGGAATTCTGTATCTGAGTGTAAAAAAGAATTTCCAAGTTGTCAAAAAGTTTGTAGAAAAGAAAGAAAAACTTCAAAAAATTTTATATTTGAATATATAAGTTAAAGATATAGTCTGCTCTTTATAGTAATATAAAGATAACAAAAGAATTTATATAGGTGATGGTATCATACCTCAAGTTGAGCGTTTTGCATCTAAGTATGCTTTCGCTAAGTTAACTATTGAGGTATTCCATACTGTAATTGCTACACTTAATGAAAAAGCTTCTCAACCTACTGGTAATCACTATATGTTTATATGCAACGAACGTATGTGGAACCTCATTCAACAAGTTCTTGGCGATTATCTCGCTAAGTTCAAGACTGATGGTACTTATCTTTACTCTAAGGCTGCTAACGGCTATGTAAAGGTGGGCGCAACGTTTGATTCATATGAATACGGTGGAAATAGTATTACTTTTAAGGTTGATCGCACATTCTCACGTGAATATGGCTTTGAAAAAGGCTACTGCCTTTGCCTTGATTTAACTGCGGATTAGACTTCCGCAGAACCTCCTATTTAAATATCTAGGTAGGAGTTAAAAATAACTTCCTAATTGCTGGAAACTCTTATTTAAGACAATCAGCAGCTAAGTATTAGAATATGCAAACTTTATAAGTAGCTCTAATAAAAGTTCAGAGGCTAGTTACGAAACTTAAATTATTAAAATAATAATTGAAATGGAAGACAAATTTAAATATATAGTATATTTAACTACAAATCTTGTAAATAATAAAATTTACATAGGAGTACATAAAACAAAAAATCCTGAAGTATTTGATGGGTATCTTGGATGCGGAGTTAAAATATCTGACAGATCGACTTATAGATATTGTCATACTCCATTTGAATCAGCTGTTAATAAATATGGACCTTCTAAATTTAAACGAAAAACTTTAAAAGTTTTTAATAAATTAGAAGATGCGTTAGATCTTGAACGACGGCTAGTAGATTCAAACTTTATTAAACGTAAAGATACTTACAATGTAACCTTGGGTGGAAATTTACCTCCTACATCAAAAAAAATTATATATCAATATTCTTTAAAAGGATCTTTTATAAAAGAATGGGATTCTATAACAGAAGCGTCCATTTTCTATAAATGTAGTTCTTCTTCTATCGGAAAAGCTATATTTGATAGAACACCTAGTCGAGGTTATTTATGGACAGATTACAAATATGAATACATTGATATAAATAATTTTAGAATTAATACAAATAAACATACTTGCTATATATATGATAGTTTGGGAAATTTTATAAATAGTACAACTTCTATAAACGAAGCTGCAAAACTATATAATCTTTCTTCAGGTAATATTTCTAACGCTATATCTGGCAAATATTGTGTAAACAAACAATATTATTTTTCTTCAGTTAAATATACTAAATTCCCAATCCCTGAAAAAATTTCTTATGATGACGGCTTTTATATGTATGATTTATCAGGTGTATTTATAAGACATTTTAAAACAATATCTGAAATACAAAAGTTTTTTAATACTAAACGAGTAAGCTCTGTATATAGAGCTATACGAACAGGAAATACCGCTTTTAATTATCAATGGAGTAATAAAAAATTACAAAACATGAAAGAATTAAAAGTTTATAATCAAAAACGAAAAGTTGGAAAATATAGCTTAAACGATGAACTTTTAGAAGTTTTTGATACAGTAAGAAGTGCGAGAAAAATAGCTTCCGGTGTTCCACAAGTGTTAAAAGGTCAAAGAAATACGGCAGGAGGTTATAAATGGAAATATATAGAATAAATTTGAAGATATAGTCCAAAACTCAGTAGATGTTTACTTTGAAAGGGGGTGACTTCATCTCTAACAAGTACCTCGGTGTTGGTGGTGAAGATGGACTCAGCTCAGGTGTTGTTTCAAGTCCTGTTGCTGGTTCTAAGCTAATTAACTGGGGTTACAGTGGTGTAGGTGTATTTAATCCCTACAGATCTTTCATTTTGCGTGAAATTTGATAAAATCACTGTAATAGCGTAAAGATAGCGCAAATAATATAATATATACATAGATTAGGTAAGGAGTTTTTCTCCTTACCTCTCTTTTGATTAATATGGATTAATATGAGTACGAAAGTAACTAAAAATGAACTAAGAGTAAATGATGTAATTGTATTGAGAAGTGTATATGGAAAGGTTGGACAAAAATATTATATTCAGCCTTGTAGAGACCAAAAAACAGGTAAAATGCCTGATTGTGTCAAGCACGTTAATTCTCAGGGTGATATGATTTTAACTGATTCTGAACGTAACAGTGGTAAATATTTTATAAAAGAAAATGAAACTTTCATCATTGAAGATGGGAAAACATTTGATTTATCTGATCCTATTGAAAAAGCTCAATGGGAATCAATTAAAAATTGTATTCTAATAGCACCTGATCGTTATGCTAAAGATGCACAAGGTAATCTTCTTATTGATGGTACGGTCGGATGGAAAAGCAGAAAGCCTCGTTACGGTGTTGCGGAATTATATATTGAACGTCCTGGATATGAAGCAGTACGAAAAGTAAGCAGAAGGAAAAAGATACATCAAGCTGTATCCTTTATTTTAGATGATCCTAAAGGTTCAGAAGGTAGAGTATTAATTGCACGTTTACTTGGTAAACATATGACTAATATTCCTGATGCCGATGTAGAAGATTATTTACTTACTATTGCGGAAAAAGATCCTGATAAAATCATTAATCTCTATACAGGTGATGATATTACTCTTAGACTTCTTTTTATGGAAGCTAAGGATAAGCATATTATTAATTTGAAAAACAAATTGTATATTTATGCTGACAACATTGTATTAGGTGCAACAGATGATGCAGCTATTACTTGGATGAAAGATCCTAAGAATAAAAAAGTACTTGAATTAATCAAAAAAGATACTTACCCTGACCTTTATGGTGAGGATTAAATTTTTAAAATTTAAAAGTTATCACAGCAAGACAAATTTTTGAGGGGTTGCTCATCGAACTTAGTAAAGTTCATGCCCCGTCCTTGTTACTTTAGGATTTTAATTATCTATTTAACAAGGCTATTAACTAGTACATAAATAAACGATACAATATTTATGATGTTAATTAGCAAACTACTGATGATTTAAGAGTTTTAAAAGCAACAACAATGTTGACTCCTACAAAAGCTTATTAGAATACTTATTTTAACAGCACAATATTAGGAACTAAACATCCTAGTATTGCTAATTTACAAGGAGCAACTTATGAAGTAACATTACCCAATGATTACTTACATTTATTAAATTGTATTTGTGTTTATAAGGTAAACAAAACTTATAAATGCTATGATAAGGATACTTATGTTTAGTTTGCTGCTAAACGTTTAACTGCTGATGCTTGGTCTACTATCATTAATGACTTTTATAACAGACCTCTTCCTGAAAGACCTTATTATTATATTCATAATGTAAATTAGAGTGTTTCTGAACCCACTAATTTATATCAATCTAGTATCCCGGGGTCAACTGATCAATTAGATTCTAAAATTTATGTTTCTACATTAAATGAATATTGGGATATCGTAGGTGAAGATAAACACGGTCGTTCAATTCTTAAACCTATTGATAATAGTAAGCTTTGGAAATTATCAATTCTTGATGAAACGGGTGAAGAAAGTACAGAATACAGTATTAATAAATTGACGTCTGTTATAACATTAATTGGTAAACTGATTAATATAACAGGTCTTGATTCACAAGGAAGCGAAACTGAATTTTACTTAGGAACTAAGAAAGTAAACGATTTAGATAAAATTTGTTTAGTAATCGAGGATTATTTACCCGAAGCTCACGAGGGGATTAATAGAAGTGAATTTGACACTAATCAATACCCTCGTACTTTAGATTTAAGAGGCAATTCTATTTCTTTAATAGAAAAACCTGCTTATCTCCGTCATTCTAATGCTACAGAAGTACGTTGTGAAATTAGATATGGTAAGGATGATTCAGTTTTTGAATTAGTAGAAGTATTAGTAGATTATATTAAATCGCCGTAGTATATTAGATTAACTCAGGAACAACTTGATTTAACAGAGGATACCTCTCAAATTATGGAGTTTCCTGATAATGTTTGTAATGAGATAATAAATGAGCTGGTAACTGTAGTAATGGAGAATACTCAAGATCCTAGACTACAAACACATGTTGCAGTTTCTTAGTCTATTGCCTAGCCTGCTCAACAATAGACTGCTTAGCCCGCTTAGGCTTAATTTTTAAAATTTTAATATTATGTTTCAATTTACGACAACTACCGTAATTAGTGAAAACAAAGACCTTACCGCAGGTTTAGTAAAGTTTGAAGGTGTAGAAGGTGTACTTAAAGTAAAACGTCTTAATGACTTTAAGAAGGATAACATCGAAGCTGTTTACAAGCGTACAGCTACTGATCCTAAATTTGCTAAGGTTAAGTTTGCTAGTCTTCCTACGACAGCAGGTTTCTACCGTATTGCGCTTTATGTGCGTCTTTCAGGTTCTCAAAACTCTTATTATTCGAATGATTTCGTATTTAAGGGTAAACCTTTCTACATTGAATTTGAAGTAAAGAGTGGTGAAACTGCTGCTACAGTAGCAAAGAAAATTGCTTCTAATGCTAAGAAGTACATGTTGATGGTTTACGAAAACGATCTTCTTAAAGTAACTGCTGACGCTTCTGCTGTTACTATTGAAGCAATTGATGAATACCAACGTATCACTAAAGCTGATCTTGAAAAGTATGATGATGACAAAGAAGCTTATGTAGTTACTGCTTCTGCAACTGTAGAAGAGGCAGGTGCAGAAGGCTTCGGCACTTATACTCATCTTATGAAAGATCTTCGTCTCCCGACTGCCGCCAATACTCGCTGGACTGCAATTGTGCGTGACGAAATGCCTGTTCCCGGTGTTAAATATAATCAATATACTCTTGTATATTGTGTTAATCGTGGTATTATGGGTGGCGATGCTGTAGGTGAAGTAGTTAAATCTCGTACTACTCATGTATTCTATGTAGCTGATTCACTTGCTTCAGATTTTGAAACGGCAGTTACTACTGCTGGCGCAACAGTTACCGAAATTACGGATATTACTTCTGCTCTTGCTGAAACAGAAGCTGAGGCAGAAGACAAATCTGTTATTACTGATTAATAATATAAGCGAGGGTATCTAATACTCTCGCTTTTATTTGTTTATATATGATATTTGAAAAATTAGCTTCTGCAATTAGAAATGATGTTGTCTCAGGATTATAGGGGTATCATACAAATCTATCTATGTCTACAGAACAACTGATGGACGACATCGTAGATGAAAGATTACAAATATTAAAAGAATATTCTGTACAAGGAATACTTCCTGTAAAAGATTTACTATTATCTATTAATTGTATTCCTGTAGATTGCAAGGATTTGGATAAGTGTAGTAAGTGTTCAGGAGGAATGTCAGGAACTCCCATTGCACATTTTGAAGTTCCTTAGATATTAATGGATTTTGGAAATAAATCTATTGCTTATATTGGTTCAACTGATAAACAAAATTCATTTAGATATACAACATCAATTACTAATTGGTCTTTATATAATAAATATAGAAAAAGAGGTAAAGATAAACCTTATGTTTATATAGATTCTACACCTAATGAAAATGGGATGTATGATTGTTATATTTTCAATGCACCTTTAATTAAGCAAATATCTATTACTGCAATATTTAAAGACCCTAGACAATTAGAAGCATTCGGTTGTTGTAATGAATATTAGGATGATAATTTCTCTTTTATTAATAATGAAATTAAAAAGAGATTAACTCAAAAGAAAATACAATATTATCGTAGTTATGCTGCTCATGTTGCACCTAACGATCAAAAATATCAAGCGGGATGAATGATTTTAAATATGCTTTAGTTTTAGCACATCAACTTTACGGAATTGATTTAGATGAATCTGATTATGAAGAATTGGGTTTAATTGCTTGGAATTTCATTGGAAATAAAAGATGTAGACTTTATAAATATTCCACTAAATTAGATTGTACTAATTTAACAGTAGAATTACCTTGTAATGCTGATATTATAGAAGCAGTAACTTACGACTTTGAAGATTGGCGTTACACTACTAATGATACTCCCAATGGAGATTTAAATTCAGCGTTTGTAGAAGGATATATTGAAAGTCGTAAAGCATTTACAGATCCTTTATATATTTCAGGTAAATATGCTCATTTTGAAAGAGTCGGAAATACTTTATATTTTGATAAAGATTACGGAAGAATTACTATACTTTATAAAGGTGTAATATTAGACGATGATGGATTACCTCAAATAACTGACAAAGAAGCACAAGCCATTGCAGCATATTGTGCATATACTGAAAAATATAAAGAAGGTCTTATGACTAATAATGTTAATATTATTAACATAGCCAATATGTTAAAGAATGAATGGAATAGATTTGTTGATGCTGCTAGAGTTAGTGATTATGTAAATCAAAATGAGATGAACGAGATATTAGATATTGGTACAAGATATGACAGAAAGATATTTAATAAATCTTATAAGCCTATTATATCATGAGATACGCATTAGGTGCTGCTTTTAATGTTTCAGACATTTTTGATTATTTCGATTTGAAAAAATTGAAAATATCCTAGAAGGATTGTCAATCTAAATTAGGAATTGATAGACGATCTAAATTAGCAAAAGATATGTTTAGAGAATGTTTTAATGAAGTTATTAATGATATTATAGATAATAATGTAACATTTGAATTACCTGTAGGTAAATGTAAAGCAACAATTTATTTAAAAAGATTTGCAGATAAAGACTTTGTAAGACTACGAAAAAAAGGTGCGTTCAAAGATGTTGACTTTTTAGCTTCTAATTTTTCAGGATATAATTTAATGTTAAGTATGCCAAGCGTAGGTAGAGATAGAGATAAACCTATCTATGTAGACAATAACATTAAATAGAAAATAATAGATAATACTAATTCAGGTAAACAATATTGTTAATTGTATTATTAATATAATTATCTTATATTATTAGATAAATAATTAATAAAAATGCAAGTTAAACAATTAAAAGACTATTATGAATCAATATAGTAGAAATATCCCGGTGTTCCTTTAAGTGATATTAAAAAGATACTTAATTACGGGTGGAAAATCTATTATTTATATAATACACAAGGAGGAGATGTAATTATAAAGAATAAATCCTTTTGGAGTTATACTGGATTCTTAACTAAGAATACATTAAAACATTTTATTTCTTATACAAGAAAATTAGCTACAAAAATTAGAATTCTTAATTAGAGAAATAAAACTCCTTGGTCAGGTTATTATTATTTCGCTTTAACTGATAAACAATATGAAGATTATCTTAAATAGAAGAAATCAAAAGGAAGACCTAGAAAGAAATTCAATTACGGAAATCAAATTCTTTTTAAATTATTAGAAGAGTGTAGAGTAATTAGGTTTAATAGAAAATATATTTTCAGAGTTCCTTATATTGCTGCTATAGGTTCTAGATTATATAGACCTAATTTTATTTCAGATAAAGCCGAATTAATAGAAACAAGAGAAACTATAAATATCTCAGATATATTAACTTCTAATTATAAATATCAATATATATAATGGATAAAGCAGCACAAAATACATTTGCTAATGGATTAAGTTTAGATGCAAGTCCTTTTATTTCAGTAGATAGTACTTTATCCAATTGTTTAAATGGTACTATTCTTACTTATGAAGGTAATGATTAGATACTTTAGAATGAAAATGGTAACGGAAGAATAGGATTAAAAGATAGTGAAGGTAATATTCAATTTGCCGAATTATCCAAAGGATATGTACCTGTAGGAGTTAAAGAATTCAAAGGTATTATTTATATAGCTTCTTTAAATCCTAAAACTGGAGAATGTGAAGTAGGTTCATTTCCTTCTCCTGATTATGATTCTTATGATGAAGTTACATACGAAGATAATGATACTGTTAACGAGTTACCCACTAATATAACATCTTTAGTTTACGATGAACAAGTTTTGTTTAAAGATGTTAATTTAATACAAGGATCAGTAGTAGAATATACTCCTAATAACACAGGGTTTATTCAATTTGAAGATACTGATAATAGTATTACAGATGATAATATTAAACAACATCGAATGGTTAAATATTCTGTGATTTCTACTAATGTTTCTGACAATAGCCAAACTGACATTACGGAATATTTTAAACAAGAAGGAGATACTTATACTTGTGTTCACGATTTAGAAACATTAAAAGGTGTAAATGTTTATTATGGAATAAACGATGTATATTTAAATAATATTGCTTCTACTCAAGAAGATGGATATTTACAATTAGCAGAAGAAGCAATGTTTATAAAATATAATTGTCCCGATGGAAGTACAGATTTAGAAGTACCTGTAGAATGGGATTCTAGCTATATTGATGTAAACTATTTAAATAACATAGAATTTGTTATGAAAGATGGCACAACTTTAACTAATGACAAATTCACTTGTGAATCTATTAGTTATAATAGTGATACTAATCTTTTTATACGCAAATATTCTATAGATTTTGGAGATTTCGATAGACAATCAACTTTTGATGTAGTAATTGAAGGTAAAAAAGGAAGAACCAAATTTTAGACTTTTAATAAAGAAATAGAATCTAGAAATTCTTTCTTTAATTATAACAATACAAGATGTATGTGGGGAAATTGGGATAGAAAATATATTCCCGGACCCGATTATCATCCTGTAAATAATAGTGAACAAACTAAAAGATGGATATTTCAAAATAATGATTGGGAACAAGTTAGTTGTGCTTATACTGATTCTTGGGAAGGAACAATTGAAACTCGAAAATTATTTTGGCATGTATCTCCACACATATGTAAATTAGCTGCATTTCCTATTAAAAATAATAGTACAGGAAAAGGCAAAATATTTGAAGCTCATAAAGTCGGGTGTTATGTATTAAGTATGATAAAATCTCTTACAGATTAGAGATATTATAGAAGTTTCTTTGATGTAACCGAATTAACTGAAAACGGATACATAATTTTAATATACAGTATTGTTGATACAGGAATAGAAATTTATGATCTCTAGTATTATTTCCCTAATGCTGATTATAATAACTTAGATTCTTACGGTAATTCATTTTATTATAATAATTATATTCCTGCTTCTAATAGTAATGACGGTACTAATTCCGATTAGGATTCTTTAGGTAGAATTAAAGTTGGAAATGATTATATCTATAATACATATTATGCTGAAACTGAAAAATTATACGATTTCGGTAAACAAACTAAAAAAGCAAAAAGAGTTATAACAATTCCTATACAAGAATCAGAAGAAAATACTCTATATTTAGCTTTGTCTAATAATACAATATCAGATTCCGTTGATCTTGATTCTGATTTTGAAAATACAATAAAAACTGAATTGTATAACGATTCTGATGTAATAGCTATAAGTCCTATAAGTAATAATTACATATCTGATATAACTAATAAAAACATATCTACAAAATTCACTTTTGGTAATTTGTATTACGGTTATCCTGAGAATGTTTCTCATGGAACAGGTAAATATAGTATTTATTTTAAAAAAATTGAAGATGAAGTAATAACTTCTGAAATTTCAACAGAAAATACAACTTTACCTATAAAAGGAAAAGTAACTATAAATTCAGAATCATGTACATTTAAAAATAAAAATAGTAATACTTTAAATTGCAATTCAGGAGAATATTCTTATAATAGAACTGTTCGAACTACAACTGATATAATTAGAAATTAGTTTGAATTACAAACTCCTGTAACTAAAGAGGTGACATTAAGTCATAATGGAACTAACTTTACTATAAATGGATTAAAATGCGACAACTTTATAGAATATTTAGAAGACTTTGGAAAACAAAATCCGTCAGGAGGTTTTCTTAATGTCAAGTTAGATAATTCTATAACTAATAACAAAGGTGTTACTAATGTATATGATCAATTTTTTGTATATTATGATCAAGTAAGTGATCAAGTGAAAATCGTATACATAGAAAAATCTGAAGGTGAAGGTAATTATACTTTAAATGAAGAAAGATATTGGAAAAATTCATCTTTAGAAACTAGTACTTATAGTTCTTATTTACCTGATTTTGGTAATGTGAGTGATTTTGAAAAACTTACATTAGACATTGATTTATCTAATTCTGTAATTACTTATGATAATAATGATTATAACGAATTAATTAATTCTGTTATAACTAATGCTAAATTTCCAAAATATGTTTCTAGCTTAATTACAGGAAATGACGAAAAAGCTTTATTTATAACTGATAACATTTCAGGATACACCTTCACTAAAGGTAAAAATGTATGTGAAACGCAATCAATGTATGGCGATACTTCAGGACAGTCTAGAGCATACGAAATTTCTGAGAATAGAATCGATGTAATTCCTAGTGATTTTATGAAAAGAAAATTTGTTAAAATAGTTGGAGATAAGTGCGATAATTTAGACGTAGAAGGTAATTATAGAGTAGTATTAAAAGGAAAAAACGATAAAGATTATTCAGACGATATTACAACGTATTTTCATTATACTAAAGATGGTTATAAATTAGAATTTCAATGTGATTATTTAATAGTAGACGGATTAGGTGATTACGGAAATACTTCTAAATCTTATATAGTATGATTCTTAATTTTAAAGTCACAAAGAAAACTTATTAGGGATCTATGCTAGATAAGTATAGTCCTTTTAAAAATTATATAAATTCAGACGGAAAATTAGATTTATTAAGAACTGATAAATTAAATTTTAGTTTGAATCATCCTGTAGATATATAGTGCCAAAGATCTTATGATAATTCTGTTAATTTGATATTAAATGACGGAAACAGTCAACCTAAATTAATTAATAGTAGATTTATAGCTTCTAATGGTTCTTATAAAGAAGCCGACAGAACAGGTTCTGCTGATTCTAATCTTTATAGAGATAGTGCTTTTTATTTAGATACTGCATTATTCAAAATATTTAAAAGTTATATTAAAGTAAATCTACAAGGTATTCATAACGGTGGAAACCTTAAAGTGGGTAATTATACTTTTTATTTTAAATATGTAGATGATGATAATAATGAAACTAATATAGCAGGATGGTCTAAGCGTTGTCCAATATTTATTGGTGAAAATTCTAAAATAGATGGAGGATATTGTAATAAAAACTCTAACAAATATATTGAATTACAACTTACAAATTTAGATACAACCTATTAGTATTTAAATGTTTATTATACTAGAGATTCTTCTGATTAGTTTGAATTAAATGCCACAACTTGTTTTAAAATTAATTAGAAATTTTCATTTTCAGAATCAACTAAAAGATTAATTATTACAGGAAATGAAAATACAATTGACTATACAGTTGAAGCTTTAAATTTAAATAATTAGATATTAAATTCTGTCGAAACGCAAGCAGTATGTTCAAATACATTATTATTGGGAAATGTATAGCAACATTCAGTAGAATATGAAGACCTTAAAGATTTAAGTCTTAGAATTTATCCTACATTTGAACCTATAACTAATAATACTAATTATTCAGATGTAAATAATATCTATAATTTTACAGGTTATTTTCCTGGAGAATTTTACTCTTTCGGTATAGTTTATATTTACAATAATAATAAAGAATCTCCTGTGTTTCCCATAAGAGGTAATATTAGACAAGGTGTTTCTGTACCGACTATAGAAGATATTTATGATTCAGAAAGTAAACGTAATTATTTAGCAATAGATTCAGATAATTATAGAATACTTCCTGAGGGAATTGATAATTCTAAAGGTGTAAGTAGAGTACCTTCTGATTATAATGTTCCATATTCTGTTATTATTAATTTTCCTGAAAATAAAAACTTTAAAGATATTTTATCTTAGCAGAATATATAGAGTTATTATATAGTACGTCAAAAGCGAATACCTACTGTATTAACTTAGATGTATGTATTACCTACTAATGAAAATATAGGATTACCTCTTGTTCCAAATAGCAAGACTGGTTATAAAGTTCCTGACTTTAAATATGTTTTAGATTCAGATGGGAATGAATAGAATTTAATAATAAAAGAAAAAGAAGATATTTCTAAAAACTACGCTTGTGGTATAAGCCCTGACTTTACAGTAAGACAACCTTATTATAATAATATTATTACAGGTGATGATTTTAAAGTAAGAATTGTAGGTAATGGAAATATTGATTTTCCTGATGATGAGAATGATTACAAGAATAATTATAAACAATTTAGAATTAATACTTAGAATTTAGATTATAAAATATCTAGTCACTGGGTTAGAATTGATTCTTCTTTTACTATAAACCCTTATAATACTACTGATGTTTAGACATTTGAAAATTTAAAAGTATATGTAAGGCATCACGGTTCAATAGATTCTAAAATTGATATAAAAGTTAACGAATTAGTAAATGATTATATTATAAATTGTAGTTTAACTTTGTATCAAAAAGGTTATTATGTCTATAATCCGCACGGAGGAACTTATACTAAAACGTATACAGAAATCTGTAATATTCCGAGTATTAATTTAGCGGGTATGATTATATTACCTGAGTATTCTAAATTACAAAAGGTAAATTCAGACAAAGAAGTTAATTCTAATCTTTATACAATTCAATTACAAACTATAAAAGAAGATGTTCCTAATGTTAAATTAGGAGATCTAAAATTTCATTCTAAAGCAGGAAGTGCTGAAGATTTAAAGAAATTTTTATATAATTTAGAGAATAAAGAGGAATTACTAAAACGATGGAATAGTTATCAATGTACAGATAATAATAAGGCTAGAAACATAAATTCAACTGACCTTTAGAATTTATCAAATCGTCCTGCTGTAATTAGAGGTAGTTATTCGCCTTATATTGCAATTAAAGGAGATAATATTTCTGATTTAATAGGTAAAATTGTTCAAGTATATGTTCCCGGATATGATGAGAATAATATAGAAAATTTCTTAAAAATACGATATGCTGATACATCTTACTATAGTAATATTAGTGATGTAGAATCAATATCTGATTATTTAGGAAAATCTTTAATATGTCATCAAGGTGATTGTTATGACTGTTCTTTTACTCAAAGAATTTATAAAAATTTCCAAGATCCTGTTGCTCCTAATAACGACAGTTTGGTAAAACAAATAGGTTATTGCGCAGTTCATAATGAAGGTAATGATGGTGCAAATATGGATAATCCTATTGAAGGTAAAGACGCCAAAATGGTATTAACAGGATTTGATAATATTAATAGAGGTGATATTAATGCTATTAAACTTGGTACTTGGATGACAATTCCTGTACTTAGTGTTAATAATTTAAACATACGTTCTGTTGATGATACTTACGCTAGTGAATGGGCTTTAACAGGTAATACTAGAGCTTTCTATCCTTATAGAGATATAGATTTATCAGGAAATAATAAAATTCCTGAATCACAATTTATAAATGAAGGTTTTAGTCAATCATTAGGATATTTAAAGAAATTTGCATATCAAAGTGTTCCTGCTATTAAAAATGATTTTAGAAATAGAATATATTATTCTAATATAGCAGTACAAGATTCTTATTAGAATGGGTTTAGAGTATTTTCTGAAACTGCTTTTAGAGATTATAAAATAGAATACGGAACAATTACTAAATTATTAGAATATAATGGTGCTTTAGTAATAGTATTTGAACATGCTATTGGAATTGTAAATATAGGTTCTCCTAAAGATACTGAACAAGACTATTTAAATACTGCAAATAGATTACCTGAAGACATTACGGTAATCTCTGATTCATACGGAAGTTCCTTTAAAGATAGTATTATTAAAACTCCTTCAGGCATTTATGGAGTAGACACTACAACTAAAAAGATTTGGAGATATAATGGAGAATTCAGATTAATCTCAGAACAATTAGTTGATTCATTCTTATTAAAAAATATTAAAGATGATATAGATGTTACTATAAGTGTTAGTAATTGTAAAACAATTTATAATGCTCAAAAACATAAAATAATGTTTACATTCTATACTCCTAAAAATAGTATAGATGAAATAGCTTGGAATCTGTGTTGGGATGAAATGATTTAGAAATGGCAAACTTTTTATTCTTGGATTCCATTGCACGGAGTAAATGTCTATAATAATTTTATATCTTTCGATAGAGAATTAAATAAAAATAATATTAAATATGTTACTTCAGATTCTCTAACTGACGATAATTTAATTTAGGATACAACGTTCTATGCTTTAAGCATTTTTGAAGGTTATAATGATGGAGAAATTAAATTAATAGATACAACATTTGGAACTGATTGTTGTAATTTTAATTTTATCGAAGGAAGTGCTTTGATAAAAAGAAAACATTATTATTTACAAATCAATACTTCTAAAATATTATCTAAATTAAAGAAATTAGGATATATAGATATAGTATTTTCAATTAAAGGTGAATACAAAACTTATACCCTGTGGTATTCTGATAGTATTCCTGAATTTACTAATTATTTTTATATTCACAGTTCCAATCAATTATATAGTTATTAGGAAAAAATATTACCCACTTATTGGTATAATAAACAACATCCTTTTGAATTTGAATTTATAGTATCTAAAGATTTACCCATACATAAAATCTTTAATAAAATGACTATTATAGGTAATAATTCTGAACCCGAATCGTTCCATTATGAAATTACTGGTGACTGTTTTGATTTTGCAGAATTAAAACCCGAAATCTATTTTAGATAGGAGATTACTAGAGCATTTTATCATAAAAATGGATCTAACATTAGTTGGGATAAAACTATTGAGTTAGACGAAACATTACAAAATGGTTCTAAATTGTGGGATATTAGTAGAACAAATACTAAAACTAACAATAAAGGATATTTTATTTATAAGTCTACACAATTTCCTACTATTTATAATTATAAATCTGACTATTTAAATACTATAGAAGATTATTATACATAGGTTACCAGTGATAGTAAGAATTATTCTAATTTAGCTGGAGCTGAAATCGTTAAAAACAATAATGAATATCATATTGTAAATCACGCTAAAGGTGTTGATATGAAAAAAGACGGAAGATTAAGAGGTAATATGTATTATTAGGAAGATAGGTGGTTTGTACAAATTAATCCTATTACTATAGTTCAAAAGAATGAATTATCTTCTACTTGGGCTAAAAAAGATGATAGATATTTCCCTGCATTAGTTGTTGGAAATGGATTACCTTCTGATTTATTAACTTATAATATTAATAATGACAGTATTCCCGAATTTCTTAAAACTAACTTCAATTACAATATTTCTAATATAGATACTACCGATTGGGGAATTTATCCTACTAATGTAAATGGAACTATAGTATATGCAGATGCTCATACTAGACAAGAAATTAAAGTAAAGGATAAATATATGAAAGTTAAAATACGATATTCAGGAATTAAACCTGTAAGTATACAGAATATATTAACTTATTATACTGAAGTCAACTAATATGTAGTTAATCAAAAAATTTCAAATGCCTTCAGGCGCATTATATAGATCAAATTCTCAGTTTAATTTTAGACCTAGTTTAACTAATTATGAGATAGGTTAGAGTGCTTTATCTTCTTTAAATACAACTAATTCTAATCTTTTTGGAGTAGATAATCCTGCTGAATCCTTCAAGATAGATAAAAATTTGCAAACGAGATTTTCGGGACCTACTGAAACTAATATTAATAAACCTGTTGAATTTAACAAGTCAATTAATATAGGAGAATCTTCAGGACAAGATTTTACAAATTATCATAAATATTCTAATACTAAAACTATTGATGATATATACAGTCGTATATAGTCAGCTAAAGAAAACAAACTAACTGAACAATAGCAACAGGTATTACAAAATAGATTGGATGCCAATATCGCTTTAGACAATGCTAATGGTGATAAAACTCAGCTTACTAAATAGCAAAGACGATATTTAGGTAATGATTCAGAAGTTGATGCAGCTATAAGTAAACATGAAAAATCTTTATCCAGACAAACTACTGCTGGAAATATAATGGGGCAAGTTTCCGATGTTGCCGGGAGTCTAATACCTAAAACTGATCAATCTGCTTTAACTGAGGGGTTAAATAATACTTACGATCAAGCGTCTAATATGGTATCGTAGGTTAATCCTTTAGTTGGCGATATTATGAAAGTAGGAGGTTTAGTATCAGACGGATTAACAGCATTAGGGGTTGGAACTGACCAAATGACTACAACTGACAAAATACTTGATTCTAAGTTCTTAAAGCTTACACCAATGGGGTTAATTAATGCTATTGGTGCTAAAAAATCAGATGCTTTAGCGAAAAATGATGAAGTATTTACTCAAATAGGTTCTGCGTATGAAGGAACTGAAGCAGATGTAGATTCTGCTGTTACTAAAGCAGGAAAGAAATATGGATTGTTTAGTAGGAGAGCTAGACAAAAAGCTAATGATCAAATTGCCGAAGCTAAAACTCAACAACTCATTGCAGGAAATATTGCTGAAAATTCTGCTTCTGATTTTGATACTCAAGCTAGTATGTCGGATATTTATTCTAATAAATTATCATTCCTTTCTTCAGGAGGATTTAATCAACGAATGGCAGTTGGTAAGCAAGGTATGAAAATCTTTAATAAAGAATCAGTTTCTAATATTAGAAATTGTATCAAGGCTTAGAAAGGAACTAAACTACCTTATAAACTTTGGGTATCTAATGTAAATCCTGATTTTTTAAATGATAATTACGATTTAGAAACTGCTTATAGATATTTACCTATTGAACAATTAGATGCTTGGAAATTCGCTGTTAATAGCGGAATACCCAAATATTTATTGAATTTAAAAGATCGTAATGGAAAACATCTTTTTCATTTAGGTTCAGTAGCTAAATTACCTAATTCTGAAGACTATATCTTTTTAAAATTAGGTACTGAAAAAACCAATCCTGAATTACATTGGGAAACTGATTTATATTATAATGGAAAGAATGGTCTAAAAAAAACTCATGACTTAGTTTATGATGGTGATAGATATTATTACAGAAAGAAAAAATCTTAGAAATTTGAAAAAGGCGGTAAAGTTAATGTAATTCCCGATGGAGCGTTACACGCTAGATTACACCATATGGATGTAGATAACATTACTAAGAAAGGTATCCCTGTAGTAGTTCAAAAAGAAGGCGAAGAAATCGAACAATAGGCTGAAATCGAGAGAAACGAAATAATATTTAATTTAGATGTAACTAAAAAATTAGAAGAACTTTGGAAAAATGGTTCTGATGAAGCTGCAATTGAAGCAGGAGAAATTTTAGTGAAAGAAATTTTAGATAATACATAGGATAATACAGGTCTAATTAAAGAAGTAGAAGTATGATAATAGAGCTTGGTGATAATACATATGACGTAAAAGAAGCTAAAACTGATGAAGAAAAAGCAAAAGGTTTATCTGGAATAACATCTCTTCCTAAAAACGAAGGTATGATTTTTTATTTTGATGAACCTCAATCTACTTCTTTTTGGATGAAAGATACACTTATTCCTTTAGATATAATATTCATTAATAAAGATAATGAAGTTATTTCAGTACATCAAGGAAAACCTGAAGATGAAACTCCTATTACGGAAGATAATGTATTTTATGTAGTAGAAGTTAACGCTAATTCAGGTGTAGAAGAAGGAGATGATTTAGAATTTGAAGAACCTGAAACAGATTCTGATAAAATGTTAGTATTAGCTCCTAATGGTGAAACACAAATGGAATTAGAAGGCGGTGAACGAATTTTTAGTAGAAGTTGTACTAAAATGATGATTAAAAAAGCAAAAAAAGCTAGGGCAGTAGAAAATGATAAAAATAAATTCAAAAGAGCTTGTAAGTCCCTAGGAAAATATTTATTTAAAGAATTAACCGCACAAGAAAATAGAGATCCTGAATATGTTGAAGCACCTAATTAAAGATACTTAAATAACGAAATTTTGGAATTTTGATACAAAACTATTATATTTAAAAGTGATTAAAAGTTAAACATTAAACTAGTTTATTATGAATTTAAAATTTAGAAAATTCCAACAAGGTGGTGCTATGCCCGAAGAAGCAGCACCTGAAACGACTGCTCCCGAAGGTGGTGCTGCTGGCGCACCTGCTGGTGGTGAAGATCCTATTATGCAGTTAGCACAAATGGCTGCTCAAGCACTTCAAGGTGGAGATTGTAATATGGCTATGCAAGTTTGTCAAGCATTTATTCAGATGCTTCAAAGTCAACAAGGTGGTGGCGCTCCTGCACCTGAACAATCTGAACCTGTTTATCGCAAAGGCGGCACATTGGTAAGACGAATAAGAAAGTAATTTTTAGGAGTGTACAAAATTAATGTACACTCCTTTTTTATTATATATACTATGTCACAAATTATATAGAAATTTCAAGAAGGTGGAACTACTCCAACTTTATTTAAATGGAATTAGGGAGGTATAGAAACTGATAGATTAGTTAATGCTATATCTGCAAATATAGATTAGTATTTAGACGAACAAGATTGGTCTGTAAAAAGGAAAGAACGTTTTGTCAATTCTGTAAATAAATTTATTACAGGAATAGAAAATGGTAATATTACTGAAATGTCATCTACTGGAAGATTTTTAGATTCTAGAGGAATTAAAGGTGGTGGAGTTAGTAATGAAACAGGTAATAATAGATTTAGAGAAGATAGAGAAGCCGCTTCTTTTGTTAAGTGGGTATTGAACGGTTAGACTCCTTATTAGAAACCTGAAAAGAAAGTAGAGCCTTTTGATATAAATAAATCCTTTGCTAAATCTTTTAATAAAAAATATCTTAATAATACATCAGATACTTTTAATCTTGAAGCTTTAAGTAATGTCAGTTATAATTATAGAAATAATCTAGTTTATCCTATATTTGAAGCTTTGAGAAACGTAGATTCCGAAGATTGGGGTGATTACGGAAATAAACAAAATTATTTAGCAGCTGTTGAAAGAGCTAGCAATCAATATAAAAAAGCACTTAAAGCTGGATTTAAAGATGATACAGATGCTGCTAAAACTATAATTTCTGCTTTATCAGGATTAAATATAAACTCAGGATTTTTAAGATCTTGGTTTTCTACTATAGATGGTTTATTTTCAACCCCAACTTAGTCTCAGGTTTAGCCTACAACCGATACTCCAACATAGGCAACTGACGCTCCAACATAGGCAACTGACGCTCCAACATAGGCAACTGGAGAATCTCCTTCACCGTCAACTCAGGTTTAGCCTACAGCTGACACTTCATATGAAAGTTTATTATTTTATCCAACAATTCAGAATTTATGGAAAATTGATCAAAAAACAAATATTAAATTACCTGCAAACCGTTGGATAAATAGTGGAGGTTATGAACAACGCATTGGACCTCAGTTTACTGGGAGTGATAACTATCTTGCAAAATTATTTCAACATGTTGTAACATTAGATAGTAAAAATTGGAATAATTCTGCAAAAAGTGAATATCAAGTTCCTTATTGGGATCCGAAAACAGCAACGTGGAAATTGAATTATAATAATACATATACAGAATTAATGGGTGATGCGATTAACTATATGTTACAAACTAATAATTCTGATTTATTAAAATTAAATGACGGTTCTGTGGTTATAGGTTCTACGATAAACGTTAAATATCCTGTATGTCTTGCGTATAATCCAAATACTAAAGAACTTAAAAGAGTTCCGATTTACTTATTAATGAATGAACCTAATGTAGGTCCTAAAATTAAAGAACAATTAGCAAATTCATCTCTTTCTGCTAATGTTCCTTCTTCACCCAATATTTGGTCACATAAAGAAGGTGGATCAATAAAGAAATTCCAAACTCCAGCAGGACCTCTAAAATTTGATGCGGATAAATACGGTAAATACGTAAAATTCGATACAAATAAACGTTATAGACTTAATTTATAGGATGACGGAACTGTAAATCTTGTAGATAGAGCAGATCTTAATGTTATAGATAATAATCATAGAGGATTTTATGCCCCTGAAGGCAATGTAGCTGAAGTTGAAAAACAACCGTGGTTCAAATATTGGACTGATGTGTTAACCACGAATTCAGATATAGCTGAACCTTGGAGTAAAGGTTATGTAGATCACAACCAAGTTTATGGAAAATAGTATGAAAATGCTTGGAGTACTGATGGAAAATTCGATTTTAATAAATTCTCAAATACTAAATTTTTAGGTGGAAACGCTAATGCAAGTACTGATAAAAATGCTAAATTTTTGTGGTATGATACATTAAATGGACCTGGACACGATGTATTTAAAGGATTAATGTATCATATTAAAAACGATAAAGGTGAAGATGAATTCGGGTCCCGTGAAGATTTTGAAAAATTAGGATATGTATTACCTGATGATGCAAAAGAAAATCCTACAGATAATCCTCTTGTTTATTATAAAACATTAATTAAGAAAGATAATCCTGAAACAGACGATACTAAAGATAAGACTACTGCTTCGAAAACTAATTCTGCTGTTGACCCTTCAATACATACTGATAAAGGAATAGATTTTAATTGGGAATCTTGGGCTATTCCTTTCGCTGGATCTACTTTAAGATATTTAAATACTGAGCGTGCCAATAAACAAATGTTAAATGAGGCACTTAATTCATATAAACCTTATTATAAAGATCCTAAACGATTTGAACGTAATATTTATGGTGACTACGCTTCATTATCTAACGCAGAAAATGAAGCACATCAAATAAATGTAAAAGCTGAAAATCCTACATATTCTGATGCACAAATTCAAGCAGCAAAAGAATTAGAAGGTGAAAAAGTTGCTGCGAATAAACGTGCTGAAGGTCAAAGAGCGTATTCTAATGGAATTCGAACCACTCAAGAAGCTACATTAGCACAAGCTAAAGAAAATGATTATAATGCTATTGATACAGCTAATGAAAATAGATACAATTAGTGGAATACTAATATGTTGAAGAGTCAAGCAAGACAAGGATACATTAGTAGAAGAGCTTAGAATCTTAACACATTTTTACAAGAGTTACAAATGCAGGCTCAAAATAGACTTGATAAAAAACTCAATTTAGACGAAAACGCATTAAATGCTTACATTAAAGCTAAATATAATAATGATCCTGAATTGTTAGCTTTACAAAGAGATGCTCAACAATGGATAGCTCAAGGTAATGACTTGAATACTTGGGATACTAAAAAATACAATCGATTAATAACATTGTAGAATACATTAGCTTATGATGAATTAAGATTTAGACTTGAAAACATTGGAAAATTACAAGGAGTTGGAGTTAATAATAGAATTTTAAATTAGATTAAAAGTAAATCTACTCCTGTTATTGTTCCTCAAAAAGATGTTGTAATTAATAAATCAGGTGGCACTTTATCTGATGAAACGAAAATAAAAATATCTAAGATGAAACATCAATTAGATAAATAGAAATTATTTTAGAAAAATATTAGAGAATCAATTAATGATAATTCTAAAATGATTAATAATTTATCTAATACAATGCAAAAATTATTAATGCAAGTAATAAAATGAAAATACTATTCAGATAGCAAGGAGGCGCAATGCCTCCTTACCTTGCTTATAATCCGTTTGTTCCTCAATCAACAGGAACAGTGTAGACAACAACACAAACAACATAGACAACTAAATCTTCTGATTCTAATGAATTAAAAGATAAAGATTTATTAAATATGTTAAACGAAATAGACGGATTACCGAACGACATGTAGATTGTTATAAGTAATGTTCAAAATATGTATCAACTTTAGAGTTTAATTCCAGGCTCTTCCACTAATAAAAGTTTAGTGAATATGTATTTAGGATCATTATATAAAACTAAAGTTGCAGGATATAACAAAAAAGAATATGATAATGCTTATCAAATAGTTAAAAATAATAAAGGTTTATCTGAATTTGCAATAACAGATAGCGGATCTTTAGTTGTACAAGACAAAGAAACAGGACGATTTTCTACTATTAAGGTTCAAGAGTATTTAGCAAACCCCGAAGCATTTAATAGTTCTGTAGGTAAATATGCAGTTCAAACTAATTCAAATTTACTTTATTGGCGCGCTCATTCTAAAAATCAAGCATTTAATAATGGAGTATTTTCTATTGTAGAAAATGGAATAGGTTTAGAAAAAGTTGCAGAACTAGTAAAAAATAATTTAGATAGTTTAGGTAAATCTGAAAGATCAACTCCTTTCAGTGTTTATAGTAAAGATGGACAAATTGTAGCGGGTGCTGATATATTAAAATAGTTACAAAGTCAAGGTGTAAATGCTACTATAGACGGATTATACGAAGGTAAAGTAATTACGGAAACTTAGAAAGAACAAGCTACAGCTGCTTTAAATTATCTGTATAATATTCTTCCTAAGAATGCTCAAACCTTATTACAAATAAAAGCAGGTAATACTGAAAATCCTGTATTAGGAGCAAAACAATTATTAAGTCAACTTATAGTATCAAAAGAGTCTAACAAATTTAATATTGAATTTGATTACAAAGGATCTTATAATGCCGACGGTAGTAGAAAAACAGATTCTGACGGTAAGTCAGATTTTGATAAAACTAATTATAGTGCAGCTGCTCAATTTGTATTAGGAGTAGGTTATGCATCTCAATTTACATTTCAAGATGGAACTACAAACGGTATGTCTGTTTATAGTACCGAGATGCCCGTTACTAAAAATAATCAACCTATAGGACGTTCTACTGTACAAGATTTAACTACTAGTGACTTTAGCGGTATACTTGATTTTCAACAAGTATCTATGGGTGGTTTAATGATTAGTCCTACAGGATTAACTAAGGTAATTACAGATGACGGCGCCGCACATTCAATTGATATGCCTATTGATACACAAGCTGCTTAGTCAGGAACAATTAAACCCGATTTGAGATATTTTAAAAAGAAGGAACAAGCTGATAATTATATTAGAGAAAATAACATTAACGAGAAAGATTATGAAGCTATAAATAAAGTATATCAACAATATGGACTTCCTGTTAAATATAGTCAAGATGGAAAATTAAATACATCTGCTTATGCAAGATTTGCAGTATTTAATGGTGAAGCAGTTAATACTGCATTTTCAACTAGTCAAGATTCAGATATAACGTTTAATGATTATTTGAAAGAATTATCAGAACAAGAAGAAACTAATGTTATAAATGATCTTAAAAAGATTGATAACAAATTTTCTTATGATTCTAAATCTTGGTGGGATAGTATTTCTCCATTTTGGAATGGACACGATAGTATTTATAAAGGAACTATTTGGATTCCTGTTAAAGCACATATGCTAAATGCTATGGCTAGTTAGAGTGGAGGTCTTAGTTCGAATCAAATTAATACTCTTGAAGCTTTAGAATAGGCTAAACAAAGAACCCCTGAATTATAGCAAAAATATAAAAACGGTAATGATTGGAAATAATGAATAATAAAGACAATGATTTACTTCTAAATATGTTAACTAATCCTGATTTCACTTTAGGTGATTTTGAAACTATCGGTTTAAATGCTGATAATACAGGATTAGATACTCCAGATTATTATAAAAATAATTCTCATGTTCAAGAGATTTTTAAAACACCTAATGGGAATTTCGACGAAGCTGCATTTAATAAAGCTTATAATGCAGCAGCTGCTGCGTATACTGTAATGTCTACTCAAACTTATGATAAGATTGCATTACAGCAAGCTTCTTTCCATAGAGATAATGTATTAGCCGCTCCTGAACAAAGACGTAAAGGTCCTGATGTTACTCTAGTTACTTTACCTAATCCTATGAAACAACAATCTAGTATTATAACATTAGGTAAAACTGGAGCACCTACAATGTCTATAGATGAAATTGCATAGACACAAAAAGTTTGGGATCCTACTACAGCAACTTGGCATGATTCTCCTAATGATTCGTTCTTTACTGACTTTTTTGATACTAGAGTATTAGCTCAATGGGACGAAGCAGGTGAACATAAAGATCCTATTACAGGAGAAATGGTACATCATGAAAAATACGAACCAAAATTAAACGATCAAGGTTATTATTATTACGAAAATTTAGCAGGTCGTGATATTTATGGTAGAAGAGTATTAAATAAAATGAATACTCTTACGACTGATGGTTCATTTTGGAATAAATATGACTTCTTTGACTCTGACGATATACAGCAAAAAAGTATAGGCGGAACATTATTAAAGAATCTTGCTTTAGTAGGATCTATGTTTATTCCTTATGTTGGACCTTGGATTGCAGCAGTTAGTGTCGGCACTCAATCTTTAGGATTTTTAGCTACATTGGGTAAAATGGCATTTGGTAGTGATTCTCCTAATTTATCTGCAATCGAAGGTTGGGTTAATTCTGTGAATAGACAAACTGCTAAAACGGATTATGCTCAATAGCATACTTGGTGTTGGGAAAACTTTATTAATCTTGTTGGAGATGTAGCAGGACAATTAAAAGAACAAAGATTTATTTTTGAAAAAACTCCAGCTTTATTTAAAGGAACTACAGGAACATCGTTAGCCAAACAAGAAAAATATCTAGCACAGATTGAAGCAGATTTAAATAAAAAAGCAGCATCTGAAGTAGATGGATTAATCAAGACTAAATCTAAAGAATTACTTGACAAAGGTAAAAATGTTGTATTTGATAAGAATAAAGCTTTAGCTGAATTAAGAATTGCAAATCATACAAAAGCTGTAGATGAACTTAATTCATATATGAAAGGATATAATAAATTAGGTTCGGTTTTATCTAAAGCTTATATGACAGGTATTACAGTTAAAGATTCATATGGGGAAGCTAAACTTGCAGGTGCTACTGATTTAGAAGCTACTTTACTTGCGATGGGCTATGCAGCAGGAGAATATTGGATTTTAAATACAGGTATAGGTGAACATATTTTACCTGAATTAAGAGCAGAAAAAGCACAAGTTCGCTCTATGATGAGAGCGTTACAAAAAGCTGCCGTAGGTGATGCAACACAAACTGCACAAACTGCTACTGAAAAATTAGGTATAGTTAAAAAGTTATTTAAAGCTGGAAGAGATATTGCAATTGAAGACTATACTACAGGAAAGAAGTTAATGCCTTCTATATTTGCACATGCTTTAGGTGAAGGTACTGAAGAAGTTTCTGAAGAATTACTTGCAGACTTTTCTAAATCTTGTTTTAATGTAGCCCAATGGCTCCAAGGTGATGATACTAGAATGCACGCTTGGGAGAATATGGCAGATAGATATGGTATGTCATTCTTTGGGGGTTTAATTGGTGGTGGAATTAATGCACCTTTTGTTAGTTATAAAGCTATTAAATCAGGTGAAAATATGACCTACAATCAAGCTGTACAAGAAATGATTTATATGGTTCGTAATGGTAAAACTAATGACTTACATAAAGCAATTGATAAATATCACATTGCAGATAAAAATTTATCTGCAAATAAAACTATTACCGATACAGATGGGAATATAATTCCTGCTCCTGCTGAAAAATATGAAGACAGTCAAGATTATGCAATTAAACAAGCAATGCATAAACAAGTTAAATTAATTGAAGACATATTAGAAGCAGAAGGTGCAAATATTAGTGATACGTCGTTTTTAAATAAACAAACTCTTAAAGATTTACGCTTTTCTAGTTTAACTAGATCTACAACTGCTGGAAGATTTTTATAGGAATTTAATAATGTAAATTCTCAAATTATTAGTTTAACTCAAGAATTAAATAACATTAATCCTAATAGAACTGATAGAGAAAATCGTGCAGTTAGAGATAGAGAATCTGAAGGTAGAGAAACCGCAGAAGATATTACAATAGAAAATAAACGTAAACGTTTAGAAGAACAATTAACTGAAGCACGAAAGAAAAAAGATGATTTATTAAACGGAAATCGTTCTACTGAATTTATACAAGATTCATTATTTGAAATGATTCCTGCAATTAATCAACTTTTTACAAAACCTACTTTTATACAATATGCTGAACATATTGAAAATAAAAAGATTGACGATATTCCTGAAGCAAGACAAAATGAATTAAAAGAAGAATATTCTTAGTGGAAAAATACTGAAGCTAAAGATCAAATTCATTTTATGTCAGAATTATTTACTTCTTTAGTAAGAGATAATAGTAATATGATTAATACTCATGTTGAAACTTTTAAAAATCAAACTAAAGAAGCTTTGGAATATGCTCAATTATTAAATAATTTATATTCAGAGTTAAACATGATTGCTCCTATTACAGAAGGAGATGTGTGGTAGGAGAATGTTTAGAATCAATTAGGAGATTCGATTAATAATATTAAAAAATTTCTTTCAGTAACAGCAGCCGAAAAAATATCTTCAATTGATAAAGATCACGCTACAAATTTAGAGAATTTAAAAAAGGATTATGACTCAGAAGTCAAAGTAAAAAATGAAGATTATAATAAAGCTGTTGAAATTATTAATAATGAACACGACAATAATATTAAATAGTACGAAAGTGATTCTACAATAACTCCTAAAGATTTAGAAGAGTATAAAGTAATAGAAGAACAAGAACGAAAACAAAAATTAAGTGATCTTGAAAATAGTCACAATTAGGATATTCTTGAATTAAATGAAACTTATTTTGATAAATTATAGGATTTTATAAAATATCATAATGAAAATGTATTAGATACTTTAACGGATCATTTAAATGATATTTTAGATCCAATTTTAAATCAAGGTTTTGTAAATTCTGAAGTAAGAAATAATTTATTAAATCTTATACAATCAAGTACTGCTAGATTAGAAAATAAAAGTAATGAATATTTTCTAACACATTAGGAAGATTTCATGGGTGTAAATAATCCATATCCAAAATTACAAAATGAATTATTTGCTAAAAGAAAACAATTAACAGAATTACCTCACTCTCCTATAGAAGAACAGTTAAATCAATTTTCTTTGTCTACTACAGGTAAACCTTTTAAAATTACTGAATTATTCAATACTTTACAAACTTTATTGAATACTAAAAATTCCGATTTATCTGAATTCAATATAACAGGTGATATTAAAGATCAATTAGTAGAAGCTTTAAATGTAGTAGAATTATATAAAGCTATTATAAATAGCGTAAAAACTGACAATGTTGGATTTGGAACAACTTTTAAATATAATAATGATGTAATTGATGGTTCTGATATTTGGGGTTATAGTAAAACTTTAAATGAGATAAATGAAAAACAAGGTAATAAATCTTGGCAAAAATTAGCTGAAATTGATACAGATACAGCTAATTTATTTCTACAAGATTTAGATTTACTTGCAAACAAATTACAGTTTTTCAAAACTTTGTATGCTATAAATCAAGGTCAGAAACTTAATTAGCAAAATAGAGTAGCACTTAATTTAAATTATAATACTTACAATAAAGTATCAAAAATGATTGTAACTATTCCAGATGATTGGGATGGTAAACAAGAATTAGATGCTAAAATTAAATCATTAGAAGATTTAAAAGATTTAGCTAAAGATAAGAATTTTAATTTAACTCCTGAACAAAAAGAAACTGTAGAAAGACAAAAACTTCAAATGGAAGATGCTTTATATGATTTCTTCCAAAAGAATAAATCTAAATTAGAAAATGTTGATGAACTCAAAAAATTTATTAATCCTAAAAACTTTAATATGTTTACAAGAGAAACAACATTGCTTAATGAAGATACTACAGATATAGACGATAATTCATTTATTTGGTGGTTAGCTTCCCGAGCTGCAATAAAATCATCTCAATTCTACGGAATATTTAAAAATTCTATAAGTGAACAAATTGCACCTATTCCTACACAAGAAATGGCAGTATATTTAAACTATGCTAACATTGTAAATGGAAATGTGTTTAGCAAATTCGTAGAAACTTATGGTAAATCTATAGTTGAATATTTTGAATCATTAGATAAATCTGAACGTAATAAAATAATAAATAAATTAGGATTGAAAGTTAACGGTGTAGATTTAACCGAAGATGCTAATTTCTTATTATAGTTACAATTAAGTCCTTTATATAGTAATATTGTATTAACTGAAGGAATTCCTGGTTCAGGTAAAACTAATGGTGTATTTCAATCGTTAATTCATTTACTCAAAGCAAATCATTCTGAATTATTAGAAAATTCTATTCTTTGTCACGGAGCTAATGAAAATAGTGGAAATAAATTAAAAGATGATACTGATTTTTCAGAAGCTAAAATAATGAGTAGAGAAGCGTTATTAAAATATATAAGTAATGATTGGCATGAATTTACAAAAGATTCAAACGGGATGTCTCAAGTAGAAGAAGCTGATTTTACTTATAACAATGGTGTAATCCATACTAATTGGAAAATTAATGCTTTAACTGACGTACCTAAAATTATAATGATTGATGAAATTTCTAAATTTAATAATTTAGAAATGGATTTATTAAATAATTTTGCTAGAAAATATGGAGTTACAATTGTAACAGCAGGTGACTTTGATCAATCTACTGCTACGGGTGAATTTAAACTTACTTATAAAGGAAGAGAAATTCCGATGACCTTAGAATCTAGCAGATTAGATTTTATTAGATCGATGAAGTTAGGAGTTAGTATGCGTACTACTAATTCTTAGAAAAATACTAATCTTGTTAATTTTTTAACTTTTATTGAAAGTAAAGGTAAACAAGATTTAAGATTACATTATTATCAAGATGAAAACGGTATTTATGGTGAAAAATATTATGGTGTTAATGCTTCAGAATTAAGTGATACTTTATTAAAACAAGTATTACTTGATATTGATTTAATGATTTCAACTAATAAAGAAGCTAAAGTCGGGTACATTTATTATAGTAAGGATACTAAACTATACAAAGCTTTATCTGATAGTAAATATTCTGATAAAATAGAATTATTTTATGGAGGTTCTGCACAAGGTCTTGAAGGTGAATATTATATTGTAGAAACAAATCCTACTGAAACTAATCTTAAAGATTTATATACAGGCTTCACTAGATCTAAAAAAGGTTCAGTAATTATTGGAGCATCTCGATTAAATGATAAATAGGTTTTTAGCGTTCAAGACAAAATTACAACTGAAGAAGGATATTCACCTGAAGGTATTAAAAGATATGCTAATACTAGAAAAGAATTATTAGATAAAATTTTAACCGATACAGAGCCTATTACATATAATCCAAGAACTTCAGAAACAATTCCTGTCGATCCTCCTTCTAGTGAATCTGACGAAAAAGGATTAGATGATAATGTTACTCCACAAAGTAAACCTTCTGTAACTCCAACTACTGAATCAACTCCAACTACTGAAGAAACGGAAACTACTGAATCAACTCCAACTACTGAAGAAACGGAAAGTACTGA